CTACAATGAAGGTAGTTATCAATATATGTGGGAAACCCCTAGCACAATTTTTGAAATTGGACCAAATGGGGTTATAACCTTAAAATTCAATAATTCTTTTGGTATGATGGATATGGATGAGAGTGGTGAATTATCTCTTGAAATGCCAGAACCTATTAAAGAAGAAAAATGGGTTAATACTGGTGGATATCGTGGTCATACTGATTGGGTGTTAAATGATGGATTTGTTGAATATTCTGAAGGGTGGGTAACAGGTCATCCTAATGAAACAACAAAAAGAAAAGCAGAACTTTCTGAATTATATGATGATTTAAGAACTGGTAAATTAGTTCCGCCAGTTACAATTTGGTGGGTATTTGGAGTAACATCCAATATATTTTCCACTGCATCTTCTATAATTATAAAAAAGAAAGATATGAAAAAATTAGATAAGTGGCTGGAATCAATTGGACATTCAAAAGAAAGTATTGATTATCAGATGTCGTGAACTACCCCTTGCCTAAATAACTAAAGGCAAAGGGGCTTCGGAAGATAAAAAATGATGAACCATATCAGAACATACAGAATTACCAACCAAGTTGATACCCAACTTATGAATATTAATAGCAGCATTATGGTCTCTCGTAGTTTCAAACTCACAAGTAGTACACTTATGAGAGCGTTCATAGAGGGTTTTAGGTTCGAGAGTACCACAATTACTGCATTTTATTGTTGTGCCTTTTGGATTTACTGCTATACAATAAGTACCAGCATCTTCCGCTTTGTACTTCAGCATAAAAATAAATGTACTCCAAGAGGCATCAGAAATATGTTTTTGAAGATTATATTTATTATCTTCAATCATTTGTTTAATTTTCAAATCTTCATAAGCAATAAGGTCAAAAGTATTTACCAACCTATAAGAAAGTTTATGCTGAAAATGATTTCTCTGTCTTGCAATTTTTCTATGAAGATTGGTAAGTTGTTTTTTAATTTTTTTACTTTTCCCTTTAGAGTATTTGCTCTGAATTTCTTTAAGTTTATCTTCAGATTGTTTCAAATATTTTGGATTGGCAATTTCTTCTCCATTGGAAAGTACTGCAAAATTAGTAAGTCCCAAATCAATCCCAATTACATTAGTAATAACTTTCTTTTCTGGAATAGGATTAGAAAGTTTACAAGAGAAAATAACATACCATTGATTGCCTTCTCTCTTAATTGTGCAAGTTTTTATTTCACTATTCAAAGGAATTTGCCTGTGAAGTTTAATTTTTATAGATCCTATTTTAGAAAGTCTAACTTTTTTATTAATAATATCAAATCCACTTTGAGGATAAGTAAAACTATCATATCTATCAAAACTTTTATAACGAGGAAAACCAGATTTTTCTCCTTTTTGTTTTATTCTGCGAAAGAAATTTTGATAAGCCAAATCAACCCGTTTAATTACATTCTGCAATACTTGGCTATGAATTTTATTATATTCAGGGAATTCATCTTTAATCGATGGCAATTCATTTTGTTGTTCATTATAAGAAATAGATTTTTGAGCAATACGATATGCTTCTCTGCGATGCTCCAATGCTGTATTATAGAGTTTGAAGCAAGAAAACAAAGTATCTTGCAAAACTTTTTTCTGTTTGGGGGTAGGATAAATTCTATATTTATAAGCTCTCATAATATAAATAAATATACCAATAAACAAAATTTATTTCAATATCCTAAAAGGTGGGGGATTTATTTTGTAAATATTTTAAAACCCATTGAGCATTATTTGCTCATGCAGGTTCGAACCCTGCCTCTGGCACAAAAAATAAAATTATGATTGTATATAGGGCAATGTCTAAAAAAGAAAGGGACTTAACTCTTGAACATAATGATTTTGCCTTTGACAAAAAACGTAAATATTTTTCATTTAATCTGGATTGGATAAAATCAAGAGTAATGGATGGAAATTTTAATAATTCCAAATTTAAAACAGAAAGATATAAGCATTTATTAAAATTTGAAATTGATGATGAATATATAATTCAGTTTAGTAAAGTGGGGGAAAAAGAATTAATGTTACACAAATGGAAATCAAACTTTCCCATTAAAAATATCAGTGAAATTGAAAATGGCCCCGTAACTCAACAGGATAGAGTACTGCCATAAATAATTTCGATTCTGTTAAAATTTATAATTTAAAAATGGAATTATTTAAATAACTATGACAGAAGAATGTAGAAAAGAAATTATAGATTATCTCACATTAAAAGATTGGATATTTCCTCATAGTGTTAAATTGTTTGGTGGTTCTAATACCTCTTTTTTAAGCACAATAATCATATACTCAAAAAATGGTGTAAAAAAAAATATGGAAAACAAATTTGAAAAAAATAAAATTAATATGTCAAAATATTTCTTAGAATATATTGGTCATTTTTTAAGAAAATATAAAATAGAAACTGTTAATTTTTTTCATAGCGAGCAGATTACTTATACATCAAAATCCTGGAAATTTAAAGAAATAAAAGAGTCTATTGTTTTATAACTTCCATTTCATCAATTTCTTTAAATTCCCCCCCGACTACCTCACTTAAAATCCATTTTTCTTCTCCATTTTCAATTTTAGGTAGTATAACAAATTCTCCGTTATTATAATTTTCTTTATATGATTTTATATTTACCCCTTCTTTTTTAAATTTTCCTTTTAAATCTGATATTATATTATCATATCTTGTTATATCAAGTTGCCTGATACAATTGTTTGTGGTAAATCCATCAAATATTTCTCTTGGATTTTTCCCTATTTTATTCCAAAAATCTAACTCACGTTGGTCTATATTCATTGTCTCTTCAATTGTGTCCAAATCTTCCATTTGGAGTTTTAATTGTTTCTCAGTATAATATTGTTTATCTTTTGGATTTTTTACTAATAATGTATCTCTGACTTCTTTTTGAAAACAAGTCAGCAATTGTTTTATCCTGTTATTTAAAATATTAACATATCTTAAAAAATTATAATGTCCATATTCTTCCTTTTCTGGATCAATTAATATTGAATTTCCAACATCCTGGTCTGAAACTTTATTTCCATTATTAACATAATAGACAATTTCCCCCAAGTTCTTATCAATGTTTTTTTCCACCAATAATTCCATATAGGCGAACCTTGGAAGTGGTTTTCCATTTTTATTTGTTTTTTGTAATCTTTTTTTATAATCTTGTTTTGATATTTTAACTTTAGCCTTATTTGCCATATAATTTAATGGTAATTGTTTATTATATATTTTTTCTATATACTCATAATAATATTCAACAAACTCTTTTGGTTTGTTGTTTAATAATAAATTAACACTTTTATCAATAAATTCTTCCAAATATCTTTGTATCTTATTTGATTTTAACGTATTCCCTGTAATTTCAGATTTTCCTTCATAAGTCAAATTAACATAATTTTTTCTTTTCATATTAATTGAAGATTTCCATTTTTTGTCAATATCCAAATTCATGAATCCTTTCATATAAGTTTTATTAAAATATTCAACCAATTCTTCAATTTTATTTTTATGACTGTCCGGTACTGAATAATTACCCCCATCTGTATCTGTTTGTAATAAAATAAAATCATTATCTACAAAATATTTTATCATTTTTCTAAGATATTGTCTTCCAGTACAAGTTATTCTTTCCCCACAATCCATATCACCCCAATTGAAAACTTCTGGAGCGCTTAAAGAACCAAAAAATCCATTATTTAATATTTTAAGTGGTAATTGTCTGACATTATAATAATTTGATAATTCTTCATTATTTTCTTTTTTATATTTTTCTTTTAAATGTTTATATTTATTTCTTGTTTTACTAAAATAAGTTATCAATTTTTTCATAACATGATCAATATCACAATCTGGAAATACATCATGTTCAATCATAATTGAAGGATAAAGACTAGCAAAATCAAGTTTTACTATATTTTCTCCATATCCTATTTTAAATAATCTTGATAGTCCACCAACCATATCTCTTTTTTTATCATTGTTTGGTATTGATATTTTATTTTCATAAGAATATGCCATCATAAGAATTTTCCAAGTAACTGCGGTTCCCATTGTCGATGTTCTTCCCAAAGAAGATGGTATCAATGAAGATAATAAAAAAGATGCCTGATTAAATATTTCATCTACTTGTTCTGTTTCCCATAAGTCATCCAAAAGATATTGACGTACTATTTCTTTTCCTGTTATTGTGTCTTCTGTTGAAGAAACATATTCATTATCTTTAATTAACTGATAATTATTAGTTTTTCTATCAATTTTATATCTTTTATTCTCTTTATATATTTGATAAATTTTATCACCATCAACATACATTCTATTTGGCTTATTTTTCTTTGCATATTTTGTAATATATTTTAATCCCCATGTTTTTATATCAGAATTTATTGCCATTGTTCGTCTAACAGAATGAGCAACATCCGTTACATTGTATCCATACATTATTGTTTGAAAATATTCTTCTGTTTCTGATGCCATTTTTAAAAATCCTTTTTTCTTTCTTATTGGTTTTTTCTTATCCAAAGAAGTTAGAAAATCACAATTATTTAAATCAATACCCAATCTGTTACATCTTTCAATTATAAAAGGAAAGTCAAAATTCTCACTATTATATCCACTTATAATTGAGGGTTTTATTTCATTTATTATTCTAAAAAACATTTCTATTCCTTCTATTTCAGAATCATCATTATCATCAATTTCAATAACATGTTGAAAACCTCTGTTATCTTTTATTCCAATTAAAAATATTTTTTGTGTTTTTGGATCGATTCCAGTTGTTTCAAGGTCAAAATATAATTTATGAACATCTTTATAATATTCAAAACCTTTAAATAGTCTTTTCTCTGTTTGAATTAAAAATTGTTCTTCTGGTCTGTTTATTATAAATAAATCTTTTCTTTCAAATGGGTCATATCCTCCTTTTTTAAAAAAATTAATTAATGCTCCAACAGATTTAGTACTGGTAACTAAATATTTAAATCCGTTTTCCAATCTTAAATTATTATCTGTTCTTAATTTTTCTATTTTAATTCCATAATATTCTATTGCCTTATCTCTTATTTCTTTGGATTGATATAGTTGAATTTTATTTTGTTTTAAATCTTTCATAAAAAGATAGGGAGTATAATGATGTTTTTCAGTATATTTACCTTTTACTGGATCATCAATAAATAATGTAACTGAATTGGTATAATAATCTCCCTCAACAGAAGTTATGTACCTTTGTGGGTCCTTTCCTTCTAAAAAAACTTCTATAAAATCTTTCACAATTTGAAAAAACTTAAATTAATATACAAAGATAATAAAAATTAACTAAAAAGTCAATGGTTTTAATCTTATTTTCATATTATTTTATTATATCCCATTCACCTTCTTTATTTTTCATTTGAAATTTTCCTTTAATATTATATATCTGATAAGGAAATTCATTCATCCAGAATAATTCTTTTCCAAAATATACATCCCCAACATTATTTGTGAAATTAACGGAATTAATGTTAAACCATATAATTGAAGTTAACCATACATTATCTTTATTATTAAATATAATATTATTTCCCACCCCTTTAAGAAAAGGGAAATATACATAACCATCATTATTAAACTTAATATTATTTCCCATTTCTTTAAGAGAAGGTAAATCTACATAACCATTATTATTAAACACAATATTATTTCCCACCCCTTTAAGAAAAGGGAAATATACATAATCATCATTATTAAACACAACATTATCTGGAATATATGTTATTAATTTAGAATATATATTCTTACCACCAATAATAATCTTATTGTCATTATTTATTTCATAAGAAATATTTTCCTGATTTAATATATCAATAAATTCTTTTCTTTTTGAATCTGATTCTAAAATAATATTTTCAATTAATCTTTTAAATTGACTTTCTGTGATTATTATTTTCATATTAATCTATATGTTTACTTGAAAAGTTTGATTGCCAAAATCCTTCAGTATCAACCAATGTCCCAGTATTTCCTTCTCTAACTGGTATATTCTTTCCTTCTATACAAAAAGTACATATTGAACCACTAATATCTTTTGGTTGATCTTCTTGAAATTCTGATCCATCATTTATTCCATGCCTATAAACAAATTTTTGTCTGTTAAATACTGTATTTCTATATCTTTCACCGTTTTCCCATATTGTTGTTGATGGGATTAACTGATCAATTAAATCAAACCAATAATTTTCCAATAAATCAATATATTTAATTACCTTTGGTACATTTAATGCTTTACTTTGTAAATTACCTTCAGTTTGACTTCTGTAATAATAATCAAAATAAAGTTTTCTTAATGTGGGATATCCACCACCCTTATTATCTGAAATTACTTTTCTGTTTTTTACATCAATAAAATGAGAATATATTTTATTTATATATTGTGCAAAACTTAAATTGGCAACATTAAATTTTGTATATTTATCATCAGGATATGGATATGTTCTACCAGTGGGAGAAACTGGATAATCAAAAGATAATTTATTATAATTATAAACATCACATTCTATTGCTTTTGCAACATCCAAATTCATATCAACTTCTTTTGTGTTTAATATTAATTCACTTCTTCCAGAATAATCTGCTTGTCTTGTTAAACTTCTATTATAAACTCTATGTTCATTATCTTTAGTTGAATAAACCCATGATTTTTTATCATCTGGTACTTTATTAAGTTGAAATCCTGCTAATATATATGGTTCAAAGTAAGATTGTCCCCCATCATATGGTCCAAGATGAATTCCAACTGATTGATCTTTTTTGCCTAAAACATCAATTTCTTCTCTCCATCTTCCAAATTGTTGAAAATAATAATCTGGTTTATTCTCAGGTATTGCAGGAAATCCCTCATCATCAAAAAAATCTGTTAATCCAGATAATGATTGATCGTTTGGATTTATTTTACCAGAGACAAGATAAACATGTTCATTTATATCAATTAAACAATCTGGGGCCCCAATAAATTTAAGTAAAAATTCCAATACTTTTCTTGTCCCTTTTGATTTAAATAACCAATTAGTATTTAATACAATTCTTCTCCATAATTCAATATCCATCTCAGCTGGCGTGAAATTTTTTGAATGACCACTAAAAGATATTCTACTACTTGTTTTACCTAAAAATGAAGTTAATAAATCTTCTTCTCCAACACTTTTTAAAACCCCCCATCCTAATGTTTTTGCTAAATTTTTAACTAATTGATCTGGAATATTTTCTTTTTTATCATAAGTAATTCTATTGGCAAATGCAAGACCATCAATAAATGTTTTAACCTCATCAAATTCTCTACCATAAATTTTTAATAGTTTATCTATTTTTCCATCAGGAGTATCAAATTCTTTAAGCGCTGTTGTTGTAAAAAACCTTGCAACTAAATTTGTTTTATATGCGTCTTGCTTATCTGCCAGTAACAATAAACTTTCCAAATAATCTTTATAATTGTCTGTATCAATATCTAAATTATATCCATCTTTTACTGGCCAAGTAAATTGTTTGTTGATTAATACAATTCTACCACTTTCAGTTTCTATTGGGTCTTGAAATTCTGCAGTAAATTTTGGTTTTACTTCTCTGTTTAAAACATAACTTTCAAAATTACCTAAACCATTAAAAAATTCTTCAACATGTTGATATCTGGGTTTTATGTGATAAGTTGTTGATAGTGTAGTAGTTGTACCAGTAATGGAGGGAAAAACATTTCCTTTTGTTTTAAACCATAAATTTTTATCTGTGTCTGTACTTCCTGTAAATGAAATAACATCAAATTCTTTATTATTACTATTTAAAACAGAATATCTTTTAAAATATTTTTTAATATTTTTAAAATTCTTTTCAGATTTGAAATCCGTTAAATTTGATAAAGAATCAAAGGTTTCCAATGATTTTGAATCTTCTCTATAAATTAATTGAAATTTATTCTCAATAAAATCTGTGGGGGTTCTAAATGTTGCCTCATCTAATGTCTGATTATAAGAATAATTTAAAACAGTATTTTTTGTTTCTGTATTCTGGATATTATTTAGATATAATGCACCAGGGAATTTAAGTATAATTTCAGAAAGTGATACTCTAATAAATTCTCTGAGTGAACCAAAATAAGCATAATTTGATATATTACTTCTATCAATATTAAGAACTACATCTATATTATTTGAAAGTAGGGTTTTAGCTTCTTTTACATCATTTAATTTTAATGATTCTAATGTGATAGCAGTTGAAAAAATTCCAAGTTTCCCCTCATATTTTTTAGATACTTTGGGAGATAAATCTGTGGTTGTGGAAAAATTACCAATCTGTGATATTATACTACCTTCTGTAACTTTAAAATTAATTAAATTTGAATTATCAATATTTTTTCCTACTATCTTTGTCTTTTTTGCCATTTATCTAAAAGTATATTTTTTATATAAATATTTGATTTATCAAAAAACTAATTAAATATTCAATATGAGTTGAAAAACAAAAACTTATTATTTAACCAAAACTAAAACAGTCAAAATCCCCACACCAACTATTAATACTTTATTGAAAAAAACATTTCTATTTAATTTCTTTTCAATTTTCTTATTCTTATCAGTTAATTCACTTACAATTCCATCTTTTTCATTTATAATTTTACCTTTTAGTATTAATTGTTCTTTTAAATTATTTATAAGTTCCTTATCTTGAATAATAACTAATTCATAGTCAGATACTTGTCTATTTAAAGAATCAGTAAGTTCTTTATATTTATCTTTTTCTAATTTTAATACATTTAATTTTTTAACCTGGTCAATAGTTAACAATAATAAAGTATCATTATTCTCACTAATATACAATTTAGGATACTCATTACTGGTTAATCCAGGTTGAGAAATACTTAATTGTGCTATCAGTAGAAAGATTATTAATATCAGAAATTTTCTTATCATAATTTTTATATATTATTTTTATATTTTCTTTTCTTGTTTCGATATTAAAAAGTGAACTATCTCTTTGTTTTTCCAAAATATTATAAATGGAATCCTTTTCATTTATTTGTTTTTCTAATAATTTTATTTTTTCTTCTTGTTTTGATATCTCAATATCATATTTATCATATTTTGGATTATACTTATATAAGAAAAAATATCCCAAAGCACACATCCCAATAATAACTAAAATATATTTAGCGTCTTTATTTAATTCAATTTTCATTATTTTTAACCCAATTTAACTTATTACTTTTTTGTCTATTATCTTCAGTACTTAATGGTTGTAAATTTGTCCAATGAAAACATTTTTTTTGTTCCTCTTCAATTGAAAAATTAAAGGAACTACAAGGTATGATATGGTCTACTTCCCAGTATGAACCATAGTTATCCCAACTCATACTTTCATCAAATTGATTTTCCAAATATATTTTTAAATCTTTGATTGAAGATCCAATTAAATTAATAGTTGAATTTGACTTTATATTTCTTTTTAATGCATTACTTAATCTGTTCCGTAGGTTATATGTTAATTTGAAGGTGGGATCTTCTTTTCTTCTTTTTTTATTATAATTTTTATTTCTTTCTTTTACTTTATCAAGGTTGTTCAAATAATATTTTTTATTATAATCTGGATTATTTTCCTTCCATTTTTTCTTAATTTCTTTATTTTTTTCAGGATTATTCAATACCCATTTTTTACGTTTTTCTTTTAATTTTTCAGGGTTATTTAAATAATATTTTTTATTTATTTCTTTAATGCAATTTTTGCAAGTATTAAAATAACAACCCTTCGTTTTATTATAATAATAATCTTCAATTGGTTTTTCAACATCACACTTAATACATTGTTTTAATCCACTATTATACATAATTTATTTTTTCCTTTTTACGTTATTTAATTCAATTTTCATATTTTATAAAAATAAATCATATAATCTAAACAATTTTCTTCTTAATTTTTCTCCCTGTTTATTAATAAATAATTGATATTTTTTCATTAGGGAATTAACTTGTTCTTCTGTTAAAATATTATATCCAATATCCAATCTATTTGTTGAGGTTAATTTAAAAAAATTCCATAAATATTTAATTTTGTCAATTAAATTTAATTTTATTATATAATTTTTAGATTCTTCCATAATTGTAAAAAATATTCTTTTATCATAATTATCAACACCTTTTAAATTACTATTATCAAATTCTTTAAAAATATTATAATGAATCATAATTATTGAAGTTTTATACCCATCCGTATTTTTAATATATTCTGAAAACCAATTATTAAATTGTTGATTATTTTTAATCATTCCCTTTGTCCATCCTTGTTGTTCTAATAGTGATTTTAATTCTCCATATATTCCAGACACCTTAGAATTAATTTCGCTTTCTATTGATCTGTCCAAAATATCTACAAATTTATCTACAACTTCTCTATTTTTTTTAATAAATCTTCTTGAAAAATTTGATGCCTCTATTGGTCTTAATCTATCTGCTGTTTTCCTTTTTCCAAGCATAAAAAATTGTAATGCATGATTAACTTCATGGGGTATATCTTCTAATAAATTATTATTAATAATATTAAAAAATAATATGGTGTTATTATTTGTTTTTTTAGATTTTCTAATATCAAAATAACTCGCCTGACTTTTATCATTATAATCAATAATAATTTTATTTATTTTAACATTTTCTAATTCTGGCAATTGATTCTTATTAATTGCGTATTGCCCATATTGTTTATCTTTTAAATAATTTATTAAAAATTTTGATAATATATCAACATCAATATTGGCCCCCAATTTTTCATTTAACATTTGAAATACCTTATCTTCTATAAACATTTTAAATTGTTGTTCATTTAATCTTATAATTTTCATATTATGCACTTATTTCCTTAGACCATTTTTCTGACCATATTGTCCAATATGATTTTAATTTTTGAAGTGTTTCAATAACAGAATCTGTTAAATGTAATTGTTCTGATGTTATATAAACTGATTCTATATCATCTAATGAATAAATCCATGAAATATTTTCTTTTATAAGTTTACCACTCCACTCCACATTATCACCATAAATTTTAAATTCTCCATATTCAACTGGAGAAGAAACAGAAGATTCAAATTGTTCTTTTTCTTCTTGTAATTCTTCATCCGTTAATTCTTCATCATCTTCTCTTATAAGTGATTGTTGTTTTTCACCAAATAAAAGATTATCTTCTTTTTTTTCATTGTTACTATCATTATAATCCTCTTTAATTAATTGAGATTGAGGTTGGTTTTTAGTTTTATTATATTCTTTCATTTTTTTGATAAGAGATTTCATTTCATCATATCCATTAATGGTGTTAGTGTTTTTCATAATATTTTGTATTTTTTATATAAATATCCCTTAAAACTAAAATAATTCATTTTTTATTTGGATATATCAAATATTTTACTTACCTTTGTATTATTAAACTTAAAACTTAAAAACAATGAAAAACAAAATGATAACAAATCAAACATTAAACGCAATTAAAGAAAACATAATTAATGGGGCCAAAGAAAATTTTATTAATGATGGATACCTTGCCCCTGTTGCCATTATTCTTCCCAAAATAGGCGAATTGAAAATGATTCTTTTAAATCTCTCCACCATTGAAGAAAAAGAAAAAACAGAGTTATTTCTTAAAGAATATGTTATAAATAATAATGCTTTAATGATAATGACCATTTCGGAATGCTGGATGAAAAAAATGGATAAAAAAGAATTTGAACTTATTGGGGGGTCATTAAAAAATGTTGAGGATAAAACAGAGGGGGTTATTATTACATTTGAAACTGCATTTACCTGTGAATTAATTCAATTTGAAATTGATAAAGAAAAACAAATTTTACATAATGAAATGAGAAGCACAGAATATGAAGGTAGATTTTCAAATATTCTCAAAAAACCAATAAATGAAAATTAATCAATAGTTAAATTGGAAAGAAAATAAATGATATTGGGATTTTAAATGCTTATTTTTTTAACTATTATTTATTTAAATCATCCACTATATAAATACCTGTTAAATAAGCAAAAGACTAATTATTTTTAAAAAAAATTTAGATTAGAGTCCCTCTATTATTGTAGAAAATAATTGTGAAGTATCAATTACTTCTTTAATTTGTCTTACTTCATGTGTTGGCTCATTAAAGTTTGGTGAAAGTATTTCAAATTCATTAAATTGTTTATAAATATTCTCATCAAAATCATAAATTGTTCTCATCCCAGAACTTAAATCTTTAACTTGATTCCCATATAAACCTATGGCCAAAGTATCAATAGAGTGTGAAGTTAATTCTACTTCGATCATCAATGGATTAAAGAAAGTATTTGATATAATTATATCAGTATTTGGTTGCCCTATAATTGGAATTGCATTGCTTTTTATGCTTGGTGCAGAACTCGGAGTTAATGTACAAAAAACTAAACTACCTGTAGAAGTAAAGCGATATTTCACTGCTTTTTGTGTAACTGTTTCCAAATTTTCGGTTACAGGCTCGCAACGATTATTCGATGTTATTATCCTAAATAAATTAGGAATTTTACTGCCATCTGGATTTAAATATTCGATCCTATATCCAACTAATTGTTGATCAGAAAGTTTATTTTGAAAATCAGATAAATCAGATCTATTAGAATCTAAAATAATTCCTTTAACATCAGGAATTGAACTCAAATTTCCACAATCAACAATTTTTGTTTTAAATTCTTTTGGTCTTATAACAATATTATAAAATCCTTTTATATTGAAATTTGCTGCTGGTAATTTTAAGCCATATAAACCTCCCAATATTTGATTTGGTTGATCTGGGTGATTTACAGGAGTTAAAACATCATTTGGGTCCAATCTGTTCACAGAGCCCAGAATTACACTTTCTCTTGATGGGGAGAAAGTATAAAATATTTCTACGGATGAGATATCGGGATTTGCACTACGAATTACGCCATAAGATCCAGTTGACATTTTAAGTATATTTTTATATAAATATTATCTAAATTAATTTATTGTTCTGAAATTATAAAATATTTTCTTTGATATTTTATTAAATGCCCCACCCCCATTATTTCTGCTAATCTATAATGATTTTCAAAAACACTCAATTCGTTTCTATCAATAAAAATATCACTATCTATTTTAGGTAATTGAACCAACCCCATTTTAATTTCTTCTTTTATTGCTGGAAGTAAAGTGGTATTATATATATTCCAACCAGAAAATACGGTTATATTTGATGGAAGAAAATCAGATGGTATTTTAAAATTTGTTTCATTATTATCTATAAATGTTTTATAATCGATTGGGGTAAGAGTATAGTCAATAAATCCTCTGTTAGTATTGATATCTGTTCCACTAAATCTTACCCACTTATTTCCCGGTTCTGGTTTATTTACAATAAATGGATCAAGTAATTGAAATCTTTTTACTTCATTTAATTTACTGTCGGTTTCACCTGTTATAACATAATTTTGATTTGTAATAAAATCACTTAATTGAAAATTTTGTGATATCCCTGTTGTTATAATTATTCCAGAACCACTATTATCAGTACCACTATATTCTGATAAAATAACATCAGTTATTTGCCCAGTAGTAATATTTACTATATCAGCAAAATTTAACCCAGGAATTGATTTATTTATTTTATATACTGTTTTATCAAAATTGGGATTTGGTTTTGGCATAATCATCTGTACAATAACAGTATCTATTATATTACCAAAAGATATATTTAATTCTGTTCCTATTTGTATTTCAGGAAATAAAACTGAATTATCTTCAATTCTTATAAAAAAATTACCAAATACCCCCAGATACATACCAATATCTGAAAATATCTGACCATCACCTTTTGCCAGTTGATTACAATTACCAAATATTTCCTTATTAATTTCTTCAGTTATATCAGTATAAAGTCCAATATTATCATATGATTGTTTTAAAAATATTCCAATCTTCAAATCTGGTTGAATAAAATTTGGTGGAAATATTGTATTCCCAGATATTGTTAAACCATTTAATATTATTTTTCTTTTTATAAGTTCCATTTTTTAATTATTGTCTATTACAACTTCAATTATTGTCAAACGACTTACTGGTTTACTTTGAAAAGTAGATTGAACAGCATCTATAATTTCATAAGTATTATTTTTATTAAATATAAATTTAAAATATAAAAATTCATCTTTATAATCATTAGCATTAACTTTACCAGAACCACTTTTTACAGGATTAAAAAAGGATATTCTTTTCCCTGTTTTAGCATTAAAAAAAGTTAATTTCATAAAAATATCTTTTGGAAAATCAATATCTTTTAAATAATATAAAAAATAACCCTCATCTCCAGGATTAATTAAAAATCTGGATATAATTGATATTCTGTCTATATTTTGATTAATAGGTATTGTAGGAATAATGGTACTAAATAATTTAGTTTGTGTTCTTGAATCCATTGAATCATAAAAATCCATCACATAAAAACTATTTGAAAATACCTTTTTTAATCTGTCATCATTTGAAGTTCCATCAGTGTTAAAACCAATATATTTATAATCAAGATAAAAAGTTTCAGTATCACAATCATAAAAATTAATACGGAATTGAATTGGTTTTGGAAATAAAATAGGTGAATATCTAACTTTTTCTAAATCTTTATTTATATTTACAGATTTTCTCTTTTCTTTTCTTATAAGTTCTTCAATTATTTCTGAATTATCCATCGGGTCAAATTCCAAATTTAATGGAATTATTATATTTGTATCTCCACTTGCGGTTAATATTTTATATTTTAAACTCATGTTAAATTAACATTTTTTTGGATCATTATTATCAGTTTGATTTTTATTTTCCTCATCTTTGGAACTTGTTCCTGGGCCACTTGGCCCTGGTTCGGGTGTAGATTTATCACCTTCTGCAATACATTTATCTTTTGCATCCAATGGGGACCCCGTTCCACTTCCAAATTTATTGGTAACTTCAATTGTAGTAGAATCAATTGGTTTTATTGTCATAAACTTCCCACCACCAAAATCAACATTATTAATTGGTGATACCTTTCTCACATATAAATTATAATTATCATATAAATAATGATGATCATTAATAAATGGATAATCAACACCATCTCCATCTTCTATTTGACCAATATCTAATAAATCTTTCCATTTCATATTTCCCTCATTATCTACTTTACTTGCATAAGTTGGAATTCCAATTGTTGTCCCAGTATTTCCTATTTCAATATTGCTAGAAAATTTTTTAATATCTATTTTATAAAATGGTTTATAATATTTTATGCTTCCAGTTTCTAAATAAACAATAATATTATCAATAACAACAGAATCTCTAGAAATCCCATTACTATTAAAAGTAAAATCAAATCCCAAATTTCCGTTTTCTGTACATTGTAAAACCTCTGTATATGTTCCAACTAATGTTCTAATAGTACCTAGGTTATTACCACATTTTACTCTTACTTCTAATTGTCCATATGATGGATTTGGAACGCTAGTTATATCAAAACTAATTGTATAAAATTTATCTATTTCTAGTTTATTAATACTAACAGAACCTGCCCAAATTCCCGATGTATTACCATATATATAAAATAATGAATTATTAAGTATTAATATAGTATTTAATGATGTGACTGGATTCAATAATTTCAACCACCCCTTATCATAATTATTATCAAAACTATCTTCAAATATAAGATCACCACATTCATTATATCCAAATTTATGAAATCTTGTACTGACAATTTCTTGAGTTAACAAATTATGATCAAATAATACTTCATCCCCAATATATGATTCTCCTATATTTTTTGTAAAATTACTAACTGAATCAGTATAAACCCTATTAAATCCTTCTTCTAACTCAATCATTTTTGTTGATCCAGATTTAACAATACCTAAATATAAGTCTGAAATTGGTCTTCCCAAATAATCTTTTAATCCAGATATTTCAATATCCTTATTAAAAATAAATTGAACGATTTGATCATTAAAAATATTTTTTTCAAACCCAGATTTAAAAACACTATAATCATTAACATCTGTTAATATTTTAAATAATCTTCTGTATTTCTTTTTTGATAAACTTTTAGTTTTTATAACTATATTATCAATATCTAAATCATTTCCTATCCCATTTTGAAAACTAAAAGCTATAACATTATTAAATGTAGGAATTAATCTTTCGCTATATACTCCATTTGCACTTCTAAAAGTTCCAACAGTATTTCCAAATCGCACTCTTACTCTTCCATTATTTTTAAGATTTTTTACTTCATATGTGATTTCATATTCTATATCAATATCAATAATGTTTTCTATTACAGCAATAGGACTATTATTAACTCCACTATATCTCATTACTCCGTCAATTATTTGTAATGCCGATGTATTTTGTCCAGCAAATCCCCACCCTTTATTGACATTATTATAAAATGTATCTTCAAAAATAATTTCATCAAATCCATCGCTTATTGTATCAGAACTAAAAGGATAAAGAATCTGTATTACCCAATTATTCTTGTCTAATAAAGTAATATCATTATTTGATATTTCTTTAAATTTTTTAGTAAAAAATATAGTATCCTCTGGGCTTGATGAATTAATATTAGTAATTTTTGTAATTTCATCATATGTTAATAAATTTATTTTACCATATATTCTATATTGTGTTGACCTTTGCCTTTCAATATTAAATTGTTCATCAAGATTAAATAATGAATTAATATCCCCCTCTCTTAATAATCTATTTTTACTTTCAAGATTTAATTTAATTTGAAAATCTTGATCCGTAGATAATAAATGTTTTTTACTGGATAATAGATGCTGAGTCATTATGAAAAAAATTTTTGTTTAACTAAATCTAAAGAATTCGTGGTTCCTCCACCCATTCCAAAATAAAAATAAAAAGAAAATTTTGAATTATTGGTAGAATTATATAATGTTTTCATATTACTACCTTTATGTGTAATAGATGAATCATAATTACCTCCACCATTATTTTCACACAGCCATTTTCTAATATTATCATCAAAAGTTTCTGATGTTATATCTCCATTTGAATTTATAGTTATTTCTTGTCCAATTTCACAAGTTCTTGTAATTATTTCTTCTCTTCCAGATTTTACTATTTGACCACTAATGCCTGTTCCATCAATATCGGTATTGGTCTCAAAAAATCCTTCATTTTCATAACCTGGCAATTTATAACTGCTGTATGGTAATTTATCAAATAAAAATAAAGCATCTGGATTACTAAATTCTTCTGTATCTTTAGTTATACTACCCAAATCAGTTATATTTGTTGCAAATAAAAAAACATTTGGGGCAGAACCCGCATGAGAAGCATAAAATGGATTTGTACCTCCTGGAACCCAATCAATAAAACCACCATTAGGACCAAAATTATATTGAGTGGCAGAATTGTTTTCAGTAAATCCAGAGTTATCTATGATAAACTTATAACCTTGGGGAGATCGGAAACTAAACCATGAGTTCGCATCACTACCATTAGATGGAAGTGTTTTAAAAATAAATGAATATAATGAACCATTAACCCAATTATTATAAAAATCATAAGATTTTTCATAACTCTCACTTATAAATTCACTAAGAGAATCATTTACAATAGCGCCTGCATCATATTTAAATGCAACATATGTTGGAATTGAATATCTGATATTATCCTTTATTCCTGTTAAATTAGTATTAATTCTATTAAATGGAAATTTTAATGACCAAGGGCACTCATTGCCTCTTTGAATTCCTAAAAACCTTCTTATTCGTATTAAATTGCTTGAACCATTATATCTAGGAATATATTGCCTAACAGTATATAATCTTTTCCATTTCATTCTATAATACTCTGCGTCATTCTCCCCAAAATGATTACCCATATTTGGGATGCGATAATATCCAAATCTTTTATCCCCAATTAAATCATTCGGATGATTTTTTTCAAATCTTATTACAAATCTAACATCTATCTCTGTGGGAAGACCTTTAAATACATCTGATGAATCCACTAATTTACCAAATTCATCTGTAAATTTTCTAGATCTATTCATTGGTATAGAAAATGCCCAGTCTCCATGTCTTCCATTTATGCCAAAATCTTGGGTAGGAAGAGATTCTATAGTACCATCTTCTAATTTTGTTGCAGCAAATACCTTACCAAAACGAGGATCTGGATGAATATGGCATGCATTATTTCTTTCCCCCCATTTATCTGCGTCCGGTTGAAATACGTCTCCATCTGTTTCAATATAATTATTCTCATGATCAGCATAAATGCTACCAAAAAATATGGAACTTGGTGTTATTTCAAAATTTTGAATATCAAAATCTGTTCTGACAATTCCTATTTCACATTGTTCTGAATTACCCCAAAATGGTAATATTTCCACAGATTTATTCTGTGTAACTATTTGTGTTAATTCATTTAAATTTGTTGATTTTTTAAACCTTGTATTACTTTCAAATAAATTTTCACTATATCCTTTTTCAATTAATTCAGATGGAGTTGAACTGACAAAACCAATATCACTAAAATCCACATCCATATGAATTGTGTGTGTACCAACTGGAATCCCCATTATCATATAATCCCCAGAACTATTTGTTGTTGTAGTAAATTTATAATATTTTTCATATACTTCCAAAACAAGGTCATTGTCCAAAATTTCTCTTTTTGACGGAAATGTTCCAACTGGTTGATGAGTTGTTCTTTGTTTTTCTTTGGATAATAAATTATATCTTATGCCATCTTCATTTTTATCTGTAACCCCTTTATATGGATATAAAAAATTAATTAATTGATTATTTTCATCTTCTTCTGATAATGGAATAAAAACAGATATTTTACAATTTGGAATACCAAAACTTTTTGTTGAAACTCTTCCCACAATACAGCCATAATCTGCACACATGCTTCTAAAAACATCTTCTTGTCTTAATTTTATAGATAATATATCTAAAGTATCAAAATCACTTGTTAGATATACCTTAATATATTTATCTGGACCATTTGGGGTGGTCCTGATTCTTATGGATTTATTTTCCTTCATATATGATTGTTTTTTATATATAAATATTTCAAATTTAATAATTTTTAATAAGGACTATTGACTTTTTCAAATATTATGTTTATCTTTGTATTATATATTAAAAAAATAAAGAACAATAAAATGAAATTTTTATTGCTATTCTATAATTTTTAAAATTAAATAAATTATGAAGAATATATTAAATAAAATTGGAATGTTTTTGACCAAAAAACTTCATTTATTGTTAGTTGTTTGTAATTTTTTTAAAAAAACAGTTTATTTCTTTGACACATATTTTAAAAAGATACAGTACAAACAATTTACAGAGTTATATTTAGAAACAATTTCTCACTCGACATCTTTAAGTATGTTGGTATATACTGACAAACCAGACAAAGAAAAAATAGAAGAGATAAGAAAAATGAGTGATGATTTTGTTAAACTTACACAGAAATATTCAAAAAAATACAACTTACCAAAATCTATATTACCTTCCTGACAAGTAAACGTATACAAAGTTTCCTTCATCATCATTATTATCACTTATTGCTAGACCCCTGACAGTAATGTTTTCCTTAATTTTCTTTGATTCTTCTATTGTTGAACATTCTATTACAGTTTTTGGATCTGGCAATTTATTATATTCATCAATATTGTTAGATAAACTTATTTTCCAAGTTCTCTGTACTTGACCTATTTTATGATGATTATGAATAAATCCCACCAGGACCAATAAATTATAATTCATATTACTTTTTTTATTCAGGGACACGGATATTCTCCATCACATTTTTTACATTTATAATCATATTCTTTTTGTCGATGAGTCCATTCTATTAATTCTTGTTCAGTTTGTGATTCATGACGTTGAATCTCAATACTTGACCCACTACCGTGACTTAATTTACCATCAGTACAAAAGGTTAACCAATATCCATCCTTTTCACATATATAACATACTTTTTTAACACATCCTGGACTAATAATCAAAATAATTATCAACCCTGAAAACAAGATTTTTATTTTTTTCATAACAATAGGATATTATAATTATTAATTGACAAAGTAATTCATTATTTGTGAATTATCAAAATAAAATATTATTTTTGTAAGATTTATTTTATTCTTTTATGTTTCGAAATTACAAACTCACTCAAAAAAACATATTAGACTATGACAAATATTAAAATAACTGAATGTCCCTACTGTAAAGAGGAAATTAAAGAGGGTGCCATAAAATGTAAACATTGTGGATCTGAATTAGAGACAATTAAAGATTATTCTGGGGGTAGTTATAGTACTATGATAATAAGGGTAATATTCATTACTTTATTTAACCTTCTTTTATCTTGGGGTATTATAACATGGTTAGCCAGTGATGGAAGTAAAAATAATATTTTAAGTACTGTTAAACCAGTATATTCGGTTACTAATGACTTAATTGGTTATTATTCTGATTGGTCACCTTTTTTGGGACACTATGCACATTTATCTATTATAGGTTGGTTTTTAATGTTGTTAATTTTTAGTGGTTTAGAATATTTTTGGGTATATAAAAAAATACGCAGATTTACGCAAAAAAGAGAGGGATTAAAAACCGAATGAATCAAAGACAGATTTACAACAAATTCCTGGAAAGTATAAGAAATAAATTTAGAATAAATATTAAACCAGTTAAACCTGATTATTCATCTGAATCTGAACGATTAAGAAATTTACCTAAAAAATATCCTACGGAAATACCAAATAAAAATGTACTCAACCACATAAAGAATTTAACATTAAGTGAATGGATTACAATTATTATTGGAATAATATCACTCATACTTATGACCATATTTTATTAATAAACATTTCGGTATAAAAAACTACAAACAACAAAGGGTTTAAGAAATGGTGGGGACCGTGGTTGTATTAAGTTTTGTAATTTCTATTTAATTTTGTTCGTTTGACTGGATTGTGAGTTTTTAAACCACCACTTCTCAAACCCTTAAAACGTTATTTTTTTAATATATAATACAAAGATAAACATAATATTTGAAAAAGTCAATATCTTTAAAATTATTTTTTTCTTACTTTTGGAACTCTCCAATTTGGGGAAGAACTTGATTTTGACCTATTCATTGCCTTCTCCTCTTGTTTTTTAATTTCATCATTTTCTTCAATTAAATGATTGATAAAAAACTTTCTTTCATGGACTGGCATATTCATAACATCCGAATATGAGAAATTTCCATGTTTTACCAGAGCATAAATCTCTTTCCAAATATAAACTTTATATTCATCACTTCTTAAGAAGGAAAAAAAAAATCTATGCTCATTGGAACTTGTTGTTTAAAAACATTACCATTTGGAGATTCAAACTCATATGTAAAGTCAACTCCAGGTTCAATTTTATCAATATATTTTCTAAATGCCAAAGAATCTGATGCTGGCATATTTTCAACGAATTGAGATATCCAGATTTTATCTGTTTTATCCTCAACTCTTGTTATCATTGTTGATAATCTTGTTGTTAATAAATTTGATATTCCATTGGAATTTTTACTTAATTTTGAAAGACTTTCAATCGTTTTAAGTATTTGTTGCTCCAGTCCTGCAGTTAATAGCTTAAATTTAATTTTTTTCTTTAATTTAGGGAGGGTGAAATCAAATTCCATATTTTCATCTGGTTCTGCCCCCAATCCTTTTGTTTTTAATTTTGATAAATCAACTTCAGTTTCAAACTCCTCTCCACTATTGGGGTCAGTGACTTTAACAGGATATTTTTCACCATAACCAGTACATCTGAGAAACACCATTATTGCATTTCTATCACCAACCAATAAATCAGAAGGTTTAATATCCTTGTCTATAATACACACTTCTAAAAGTTTATCAAAAACAGTTCCGCTTCGGACCAAATTTGGTGATGTTAAGATATTCTCGCATTTAGTTGTCATAAATGCTACCTTTATTCTATCTTTTTTATTTGGATATAATATCCCATCCGATGGAAGTGGGACAATATCATACATTTTTTCAAATTCATTTTCTGGTTCCGTAAAATATTGTTTTGATTGTGGTACTAATTTTTCTGCTGTTTCCATGTTTTTTAATATTTAGTATTATAGTTATTATATGTATAAATATATCAACATTAAATTTTTTTAACTAATTTTTATTAATATCAAATTTTCTTAATGATGTTTTATCACCCCTTACCCACGAATTTTTGTATCTTTCCTCTTTGTTTGAACAACTTTCACATAATGTAACAATCCATCCTGTCGTATGTCCGACATTTTCTGTTGTCCCACATTTTTCACAAATATGATATGACATATTCTCTGCAAGTTGAATCATTCCATCTATACGATTATCCCCACCATTTGTATAAAAACATAAAGCACCGAACTTTTCCTTCACTTGGACTGCCTCAACTTGTGGAATCTTTAAATGTTCATTTAAATCAATATAACTTTGAATTGAATTACATAATTGATCCAATAAAAAAAACCAACCTTCATCAGTATCAATGCCCCAGCACATGCAAGTTTCCATCATTGACAAATCCTTTTGTCTGAATATTTTAGGATATTTGTTAAATAATTTTTCTTGTAATTCTTTAGTCATAATATTTAAATTTAATATAAAGATAAATAGTTTTTTGAAAAAAGTAAAGAATAACTGATTATTTTAATTCTTTTATCAGTTGTTCAACAACCTGAGTTCTATTATTTTTTATATCATTTTCCCAAAATCTTAATAATTTGATATTATTATTTTTACATAATTTATTTTTATATTTATCATTTCTCAATGTTTGTTTTTGTATATTATATTTGGGTTCTGGATGAATATTTGGGTTACAGTGATACCAATCACCATCAACTTCAATTAAAATATCTTTATTTGGGATATAATAATCAAACAAGCTATTATTCAAATTATATTGATTTATAAATTCTATATTTAATGTTTTTAATATTTTATCAAATTCTTTTTCAAGATTACTTTTCTTTTTATGCTGTTTAGAACGAAACCATTTTATTCTTCTCTTTCTTGCATCATCTCTGTTTTTAGGGTCTGACCAATATTTTATTACTCCTACTCTAGTCTTTTCTATTTGTTCTTTGGTTCTTTTAATACCAGTTAATGCTATTGATAATTTTCTTGATCTTTCTGGGGTATTTATTTTTTCAGAATATAGTTTAACTCTTTCATCTGTTTCTTTTGTTAAACCTTTATTCCATATAACAATTTCTCCAGATTCATGCATTTTTCTTTGTGTATTTGCTGATTTTATTTTTTCTTCTGGTGTATGTTTTAAATTACATTTAATTCTTGCAATATGCCCTCGTTTATATTCTCTAAAACCACTTTTATCACCTAAAAATTTAGTGATCTCACCACACCCACACTTACAAGTTGGAGATATATTATTTAATTTGAATTGAATATATGTTTGTTTTGATGAAATTTTATGTGATCTTGATCTGTGCCGCCTTAAACTACTATATTTTTTAAAACCAATATTACATTCTGGACATTTATACGGATAATTTATTCCTTCTTTTTTTAATTTTCTTTTTATATGATTTTTTGTTCTACATTTACTAGAACAATATTTGGCAACGCTTATTCTTGATAAAAATTCATCGTTACAAACTATACAAATACATTTAAATCTGAGTGAATATCTATCTTCTTTTTTATTTTCCATAAATCCTTTTTATTATAAATAGTTGAATATAACAAAAAGGAATGGTTATTGTGGAGAAATTTTTAAATTAATTTTATAAAAAAACCAGTTGGAAAATCAATAATTCGCAATAGCCCTAAAGTACCGGAGCGTAATTTGCACATCCATTAATCCGTCATCTTCATAACTTAAATCTCCAAAATCTGCTGATTGAACCCATGCATTTTCCAACAACCATTTTTCAATTTCAATTCCTGTTGGGTCTAATCCTTTTAACACAATATTTTTCATATAACCAGCAGCATATCCCATTCTACCTGTAACAGATTCAGTACACAACCTTATCCATTCCATTATTTTTTGAGATGAACTTGGGCCAATTGGGTCAATAAAAGTAATATCTATTGGCTCCCATAAGTACCTGCCAGCAACCCAAGTAGAAGTATTCATATATGGAATTTCTACTTCATTAACAGTATATTTTGGTCTTCCACCAGATCTAACTACCCAGTGATCAATTATAGAACCATTATCAAATTCAAAAACAAATCTATTTTTCCTTTTTGGCTCGTAATCTATAGGAACTCGGGTAAATAATTGTGCCATGTTATTATAATTTTAATTTAAATATTATTATTCTTAATTATAAATATCATCAAGTTAAAAAAATTACAAAATATTTTTATTATATTCTTCAATTAATTGTTTTAATATTTGATTCCTATTGTCAAATCTTTTAAATAATTCTTCTTTTGTTATGGAACACTTATCATGTTTGCCAATATTTTTCTTATACGGTAACATATCAAGATTAACAATATCACCAATAATATAAATAGGAATATTTTCTTTAAATCCGGCATTTCTTGAAAACATATGTTCTAACCAATATCCTCTGTTTGCCCTTTTTTCATTATTTTTTAATAAATATAAAGGCTGAGTTCTACTATAACTATCAATTCTTTTTCTATATAATTTAAAATCTGGCATTTGTTTAATATATTTATCATATGGTATTCCAGTTACTGACTCTATCATTTGTATTCTATTATTATAATTTTTATTTCCATATTTTTTTAACTTTGTTTCCTCTGATTGTTCTCTATTATTATAATTTTTATCACCATGATTTTTTAATTTTGTTTGTTTGGATTTTGTTTTAACTTCTTCTAATTGAGCAGGGAGTTTCCCATCATATTTTTCTAAACAATTTTTTTGATAAGTTTCAACCATTTCATTCCACCTTCCTTCCATTGTTTTTAAAAATTGTACTCTATTATTAAATGTCTCATTATCATAGCGTTCTTTTTTAGTTAATTTACATTTAAAAGATGAGCATTTTGGAGAACAAGAATATTTACCATATCTATTGATACTTTGAATATAAGTATTATATCTTATTTCTTTTTCTTTTTTACAAATATCACATTTAACTTTTATTTTTGATGGACTTTTTTCCATTAAATGTTCAGGCAAAACTTCTATTCTATCTTTTACATTAACACTATATCCCAATTTTATAAAATGATACAAATTTGTAGAAACAATTCCTATTTCTATTTTTTGATTTGGTATAATCATAATTCTTTTTTTAAATAAAACCCCCCACTATATCCATTGAACACTTTGCTAACATAGATAGATAGGAAAGATGAATATAAGAAGGGTTTTTAATATGTTATTTTCACCTATGTTTTTATTAAAAGTGTTCAATATATAAATATCATCAAATTAAAAATATTTGATAAAATATTAGGAAATGTCATTTATTTTACTTACCTTTGTATTATATTTCATATAAAACAATAATAAATGTATCAAATACAGTACAATAAGATGAAAAACCAAATAGAAATAACGTCCAAAACAAACATAGATAATCTTTCAGGTTATAATGATATTTTTATAACCTGGCTACCCAATGAATCCTTTATTAATATCTTAAATAAGGTAATAGAACTTAAAAACAAGGGATTTAACCCAATTCCTCACATTCCAGTTCTAAAAATTAAAAATAAAAAAGAACTTAAATTTATATCTCATATTTTATCTAAATACACAAATACTTTATTACTTATAAGAGGTTCAGGAAAACAAGAAGGAGAATTCAATACCGTTGAATCTGTCATAAAAACAGGGATTTTAAATAATTTTAAAATTGGGGTTGCTGGGTTTCCTGAAGGAAATGGTAATCTTGACTATAATCAAACTTTAAATATTTTAAAACAAAAGTCATCATACAGTGATTTTGTTGTTACACAATGGTCATTAAATAAAAAATCTATTAAGAGATTTTTGGATGAATCACCATTACCAGTTTATCTTGGTATCCCCAATAAATGTAATTTAAAACAATTATTAAAATTCAGTAAATTATGTGGTATTGAAAATAGTATTAAATATTATATTAATAATTCTAAAATTAATTTATTAAAATTAATGATTAATGGATTTAATCCTTCTGATATTATTAACGAATTTAAAAATCATAAAAATTTAAAAGGATTTCATATATATAGTTTTGGAAAAATATAAAAATATTAAGTAAATGAAAACTATTAAAGAAACATGTTACAAAGGAACAAGAATACTTGTAGGTAATGAAAAAAGAATCATAATAAACAAAATGTGTGATTACTTAATCAAAAAAAATTATGAGGAAATCTCAATTCCCATTATTCAGATGCAAGAAATATTTGCAAATAAAATTGGCAAAGAAAATAACAATCTAATGTTTAATTTTAGTGATAATGGAAATAGAAATATTTGCTTATCTCCAGAATATACTGCAGTAATTCAAAAATTATCAAACACTCAATTCAAATTTCAAAACGACATAAAGTTATTTTATATCCAAGAATGTTTTAGGGGTGAAAAACCTCAAGCAGGAAGATACAGACAATTCACTCAATTAGGTGTGGAAATTATTAATCCTAAAAAAAACTATTTGGAAGAATTAATAGTTATTGCAAGCGATTTAATAGAATATTTTAAAATAAATGAATTTAAGATAAACAGAAATGTTACAAGAGGGTTAGAATATTACAAAGAAGGAAAAGGTTTTGAGATTTATTATGATAAATTAGGAAATTCAAAACAAATATGTGGTGGTGGGGAATATAATGGTGGGGTTGGTTTTGCTATTGGAATTGATAGATTAATTTCTTTTTTTATAAAAAATTAGTTTTAAAATATTAAAAAAGTTTAAATAACAAATAATAGTCCCACCGATATTAAAAATAATATTGTTCTGTTTAATGGTGTCATGTATTTGGTCCAAAAAGATGTTGATGTTGTTGATTGCGCAAACCATTTTTTTGAATATAAATTATCATAATTATATATTTTCTTTTTTAATATGTGCCTTGTTGTATAATATGACCCATTATGGAAAAATGAAAAATTCAAAATTAATGACAATAATAATAAAAAATTAAAATCTGATAAATAAAATAGCATAAAACACACCATAGATCTTTGAATAACGAATATGATGTGTTCGTTAAATAATTTTTCTGAATAAAGATTATAATGATGATAAAATATAGCATCTCTAATTCCCTCTACAATTGAATATAATACCCAAATTATAAAACAAATATAAATCATTATCTATTTTTTTTAAGTGATTTGAATAATGAAACAATCAATTTAATTAAAATAATTAATGCGAAAGCAATAAAAACCCCAAATCCAATCATGTGTAATCCTGATAATGATAGGACTAAAGATAATAGTGCCAGCCATAATTCAGGATAAAGTAGAAATATTTCTTTAATTATTTTCATTATTATTAATTTTTTTATTTTCTTCTTCTGTTTTAATAAATCTTCTTACTGCTTCCATTGTGAGTTCTTTTCTATGTTGCCAATATGCATCATCCTTTTTAATTTTTGAAATATCAAATTCTTCATAACCTTCTATTAAATTTTGTTTTGATTTTTTAACAAATTTCCAAAAATATTTTTTTTTATCATGTGATATTCCCTCCCTTTCTAAAACATATCCATGATCTAATATTATGGGAATTAAATTTCTATAAGGGTTTAATAATTTTTCATCTATATAATCCTCATAAGTTTCAATAAAAAATATATCTGGTGTTTCCATTGTTATTAATTTTTTAAACATTTCTTTTCTTTTATTATATTTTTTTAGATTTTATTGATGTATTATTTTTTATATTTTTATAAAAATATTTACCTTTACTGGGATTTTTTAAAAAATTAAGATATTGTTGTAAGCTCACTGGACTATATTTATAAACCCCCCCATGATGAAATTTTAATACCAATGTTTTTAATTCTTCATCATATCCAATTTCTTTTATGTTTGAAGACCTGGGAACAGAAACCATTTTTATGTTATTTTCCATGTTATTAATTTTTATTTTATTATATCGTAATGATTATAATTTTCATATTCTTATATAAATATTTACTTATATTAAAAAAATTTAATAAAATATTTGGTTTTCTCATTTATTTTATTTACCTTTGTGATTAATTAACTTAAATTATTAACTAAAACACTAAAAAAATTATGAAAAAAGGACTATTAATATCCCTAATTATTACAGTAATAGTGGGGGGTGGATTGTTTTTCTCTTATACGGGGGCTAACAACAAAGAAATAAAATTACGTAAAAATGTTGAGGCGCAACAAGATGTTTGCAAATCAAATTTTGATAAAATGTTTAAAACAATAGCAAAAATGGCACAAGTTCCGACAAAATTTATGGAAGATGCCAAAGAAGCATTTAAAGAAATCTATCCCAGCTTAATTGCTGGAAGATATGATAATTCAAGAGGTGGGGCATTAATGTCATGGGTACATGAACAAAATCCACAATTTGATATGAAAGCAGCTGGAGTATTATATGAAAATCTACAGATTGCAATTGAATCAAATCAACAGGAATTCTTTTATGAACAAAAAAAACTTATTGATTATAAAAGAGAACATTCAACATTTATTAATATGTGGTGGAATAGTCATGTTTGGAAATTATCTTCAAGAGGTGATGTTGAGATAACAACCATTACTTCTGATAAAACTGAAGATGTATATAAAACAGGTAAAGATAATGATTTAAATGTATTTTAATTAATTTATTTTAATATTTAAAATTATGAAAAAAAATTGCAGATAACTCTCACAGGAAGATGGCAAAACATTTAAAAATAAAGACAGAAAGTGATAATGATGTCCATTTTAATGGAGTATTTGATGACCATACATTATGCGGATTAGACACGAATGGTGATAGCCATTTAAGAATAGGGATACCAATTGAGGTTAAAACAAAAGTAAATTGCAAGCAGTGTATATCGTTAATATCATACTGTTATTCTATAAAAAAGAGCGAATGGATAAACTAATAACACCCCCTGTTGATTTACCATAAATAAAATGGATTTTCAATTTATATTTCTTGCATTACTTATTCCATTATTTACTGCCATAATTTTATGGTTTTGGTTTAAACATCAAACTGTATGGTGGGAGTTTTTTATTCCATTTGCTGCATCAATTATAATAATTCTTATATTCAAATTTACAGCAGAATGGTCAAGAACAAGAGATATTGAATATTGGGGAAGTTCAGTAGTAATTGCAGAATATTATGAAGATTGGAATGAATACATTCATCGAACTTGTACATGTTGTTGTGATGATGAGGGCAATAATTGTTCAACTTATGATTGTTCTTATGTTGATTATCATTCTGAATATTGGATAATAACAGATTCTAATGGAGAATCAATAAGAATAACTGAAAAACAATATAAAGAACTTGTTAATAAATTTAAAAATGAAATATTTGTTAATCTTAATAGACATTATTATACCAATGATGGAGATAGATATGTTTCTACATGGGATAAAACAGATGAAAAATTAGAACCTGTCATTACAGTACATAATTATGAAAATAGGGTCCAAGTATCAAATAGTGTTTTTAATTACCCGGAAGTGTCTAAAAACGATATTAAAGAGTATAAATTATATGAGTATCCAGAAATATATGAAAATTATAAACAAAAATGTATTTTGGGTAAAAGTGATGATAGTATTCAAAATTTAGCTGAAAGAAAATTACAAATATTAAATTCAAAACTTAGTTTAAAAAAACAAGTTAAAGTTTTTATTCTTTTATATAATAATTTACCTGTTATATCAGCAAATTTACAAGAATCATATTGGAAAGGTGGTAATAAAAATGAATTTATTATTACCATTGGAATTGATGATAAAATGAATGTTAAATGGTGTAAACCATTTTCATGGACAGAAGTTGCTGAAATTAAAATAAGAGTTAGAAATTTTGTTGAAAAACAAGATAAATTAAATTTAAATGAATTAAGTGATTTTTTATATAAAGAAATAGATGATAAATTTATCAGAAAACAATTTAAAGAATTTTCTTATTTATCTGTTGAACCAACAGATGGTCAAACTATTGCTGCATTTATAGTAACATTGATTATAAATATATTATGTTCGTTATTCGTTATTAAAAATGAAATTTGATAAAATATTTGTTTATTTCAATTATTTTACTTACCTTTGTATTCTAATTAACTTAAATTACTTAACTTAAAACTTAAAAATTATGACAACATTATTAATCGTTTTGTTAATATTAACAATAAGTAATATTATTTGGCTTATTTTAGATTTAACATTAAATGATGGCAAATTGTGCCAAATTCCAAGTGTTATTTTAATGTTCATAGTGATTATTGGTTGGGGGTTAGGCGCCCTTTTACCCATAAAAACAGAGGAAGTTAAAATAACTACTCCCATTGAAATAATAAAATCTTCAACAAAAGTATATGTTGAAGTTGATAATAAATCGTGGGAATATAATACTATAAATGATAGTACAGTATTTTATTATTTAATAGATTATAATATGTATGGTGGAGAACTGTATAGAGAATTAAAATATAGAATTAAAAGATGAGATATTAAGAGAAGGTTGGGGTAAATTTACAAGATTTCATTGTAAAGTGGGGTATGTTGATAGATGGATAGGAGATTGCATTAATCATCCAAATAATGAAACAAAACATCAATGGCAATTAAATTCTTTTGATACATATTATCGGTTAAATGGTGGTGAGTGGGTTAATGATAGGGAAATTGGAAGAGATATTTATATTAATTTACAACAATTTAGGGAAGAATTTTCAGCTGATGAAATTTGGGATATAACATTAAAAGAAACATTAAAAAATGATAAATAATTTAAACCTTATAAAATTATGGAAAAATCACATGAAATAATATATATTGATGATTATGCAATAATTGTCAGTGATGACGATATTGAAATTGGAGATAGGAGATTGGATTTATTTAACATGACAATAGGTTTTTGCATTAATGAAAAAGACAAAACTTTTCTAAATAAACGCCTTAAAGGTGTTGTTGTATTTAAGAAAATTATTGCATCAACTAAATTAACTTGGATACCTGAAACTCCATTGTTTAGTTTACCTAATGAAATTAATAAATTAATCAGAGAATATTTTAATGGAAGCAATTCAATCAATTTAGATATTTATGAAAATAAAGATTTTGCTGAATTTATTTACAAAGCAGTACAAAAAAAGTATTCAGAAGAAGATTTGAGAGATGCCATTATGTATGGTTATCAAACTTGCATGAGAGGAGGAAATATTGATAAAGATAAATATGTTGAATCTCTCAATAAATCTAAAAAACCTATAAGTTGTATAGTTGAATATGAAACTATTTGGGCAAGAAATACAGATAGGAATGTACCCACAGAAGCAGATTTTGATTATAAACCAAAAATAGAAAATGGTAAACTTGTAATAACGAAATTTAATTGAAAAAAATGATAAACTTTAAACAAAAATTTTCAACAGGAGATAATATAAAAGTATTATCTGGTATTGAACCTCTTTTCACTAAAATAACTAGAGTTAAATGGAATGATAAAAATAAAACATATTTCTATTATTTTTTAGATGAAGAAGGTAAAGAATGGCATGAAGATGAAAGTACAATAGAACTTGTTTAATTAAATATAAAAATGTTTATTAACCTGGCAAAACTGTAATTAAAACTTAAAAAATGAAAAATGATTTAATAGTGTCATCACATAAATTGTGTTTAAAGTTGAGAACTAAATTTAACGAAAATACTACTTTTTGGCATAGGAATGAAAACTCTATAGAAATTTATGTAGATACTTTTTTTTATGGAATAAATTATTAGATTCTGGAAAATATACAGAAAATGAATTGATTAGTTATTTTATTGAAATGTTAAAGAAAAAATATTTTGAATATATAAAAGGTAAATCAATTACATTTAAAAGAAACAATACAACCTTTTCTAAGCATTCTTTTTTTTAAAAAAAATGAAGCCAGGCGAATACGAAAAATTAATTATTAATTGTGGTGAAACAGCATTTTCAATTATTTCATTTATTAAAAATACAAGAAATAAATATAATATCCCTTTCAAAGATAAACTCATATTACATATTGATATGTTGTCAAAGGAGTTAGAAATGAGGGACATACAAGTATGCAGATGGGAAGGAAATATATCAAAATCTAATATGGGTAATCTATCAAAAATTGAATATGATTTATATGAATTATTTAAAAATGATATTTTTTTTGATTATATAAATATAGATGGTTATAATGTTTATTTAGAACTCCCCACAATAGAAAAAAAATTACAATTAAATCTATACATTAATGAAATAAAAAGATTGGAAGGTCAAAAAATAAAATATCAAAATAAATTATCCAATAAGAATTTTGTATTAAAAGCACAAACCCACATAGTGGAAGCAGAACAAAAAAAATTAACTGATACTGAGAATAAAATACAAAGTTTAAAATCCATTATTTTAATGTTTAATTGTGGAAAAGAACATTATGACTTGTTAGTAGAATTAGGTAATCATGAACAAATTAGTTGGGAGATACAATATGGGCGAGAATTACAATCAAAAATTGAAAAATATGAACCAGAATGGTTTGATGAAATTTATAATGAGCAAATAAATGAAGATGAAATTAAATTACTGCATCGTAAATTTTTTTAAATAATAACATATTATGAAATTAATTATACTTTTCTTTATTATATTATTAATTAGTTTTAATAATATAAAAACTGATGTTGATGACATTTATGAAATTAACGGAACGGTTATTGAAACATCATATAATCTCCCCGCCATAAACAGGGAAAGTAGATATATTTTATTAATATTATATAATGATATGAAAATTATAATAGATGTAAAAGATGGGAATAACATTAAAAAAGAACATATGATGATACTAATAGATAAAAAAACAAAAATTAAAGTTTTGGCCAAAATGATCAATTTTAGGACTTATACGTGTTATGCTGATAAAATTAAAATAATTGAATAAAATTATTAAAAATATTTTTTTAAGCATAAAAAAAAGGAAGACAAAATCTTCCTTTTTAGTATAAAATTTAATAATTATTAGATATTTTCAAAAGCAGCACCGCTAGCCATAACGTTAAAGTCTAAAATTATAAATTCCGCAGATTTTACTGGTTTTAACCATATAGAACCCCTCAGTTCATTTCTATCAATACTTTCTGAAGTATTATTTGTATCGTCCATTACAACCTTAAATTCTACAAGTCCTCTTTGTTGTTTAATTCCATCAAGTATCGGATTAACTAAACTTAAAAATTGATCTCTTAATTCCTGGTCATTTTGTTCAAATACCAATCTAATTGCTATTGCAGATATTAATTTACGAGTTTGTAACAACAATCTTCTAACATTGACTCTATCAAGAGCACTTTCTTTAACTTGTAAAGTTTTCTGTCCCCAGATTGTTACACCAACATCACTAAAAGTTGCAATTGGGTTAATTCTTCCTTTATATAAAGTATCTCTATCTTCTTGAGTTAATTTTCTTTTTGCTCTTTTTGCTTTAGTTAAACCTCTTGTCATACCTGCTGGTGCGAACCAAGGAAATGCAATATTGTCGGTTAAAGCAATATTTCTAACAACCTCACCTGTTGGTGGCAAATAAATATTAACACCATTTTCATTATCTCTCATTTGAATCCAAGGATAATAAGTTGCCGAATATGAACTATCAATATCAGCAGCATCTAATAAATCAACAGTATCGTCTGCTAATGTTGAACTATCATCAGCATCAGGTGTAGTTACAATATATAAACTATCTGCTCTATCATCTTCAATCATATCAATCGCTTCATTGACAAGAGCCAAATGATCACTGAAATTAATTCCAGGAGTGGCAAATAAGTTAATATTAACACTTTCAGGATTTTTAAAGGTATTAATACCTGTTAAATAAGCATAATAATCACTTTCTGCTATTTCTTCATTTGTAGTATTAGTAAATAATCCATTAGTTATTTCATTATTATATCCAGTTTGTCCTATTCTATAGGTATCTTTATTTGTTCTGGAAGTACGGAAAACATCCCAACCATCAAATCCACCAGCAGGAACTAATGTAAATTTCCTACTTTGACGTTTTTCATAATAAGTGTCAGCACCAACATCTGAAGTGGTTCTTATTTTGGCTGCTCCCTGATCAAATGTATGAGTATTTGCAGTTATACCACTTGCACCTTCATCTAAGTGAAATCCTTTTGTTAATCCAGTCCAAGTTCCTTCACCCTGATAAATAAAATGTGATTTATCAATTCCCTTACCTTTTTTACTTGATTTTATAGTTTTATTATATGCAGTTTCAGAAATTCCAAGATAAGTTTTACTTAATTTTCTTGTAGAACTTTTTTCATCAGATGTATATGTTTGTTTATAAAGAATCGGGGGTTTTGTTTGACCGGAATAATTATGTTGTACATATCCCTCAAATCCTGCAGGAAACGCATCGTTAGGATGTTTTTCATCAAGTTCCAGCATAATATAATTAGATCTTAAAGTATAATCTAAATCATCAGTTCCTATTCTTTTAGCAACATAATTATTAAGAGTTGGTTCCATTATACATCTTGTAAATCTTTCAAGAATAACAGGGTTATCGTCAGTATCAGTAAAGTCCCTGACAATTACATCAAATTCTTTTGTTTCAAGATTAATATTTTGGATTGAAATTTTAATTTCTTCATTAGCAAAATCACCATCTGAAATAGATATAATCTTAAATAATCTATTTACAGTATTTCCCCTCACTTCTGAAACAACCCAAGGAGTTTCAGGCGTGTTCCATTTTCTCTTATAATCTGTAAGATCAAAAGATTGCAATAAAGTAGATCTAAGACCATATAATCTATTATCATCATCTAATTTCTTAATCAATTCAGGATAATGCTCTTCAACATATATTTTTGTTGATTTATCTGTAGGTTCTTTACCTAATACTTTTGTAATATAATTTTCATTTGTATCAAGCAATGAAACTTTATAAGTTTCACTTGTTCTTGTATCTGTACCTGCAGATATCGTAAATTCACCAAAAGGATCAGCGTTATCTGAATCGGTACTGTAAATATTTGAAGAATCAGAAAATGTTACGCCAGTTACGTTTTTTGTGAGAGTGTCGCCATTATAAGAACCTCTTGATCTTATTGTTGCAACAACAATATCTTCATATGCTGATTGTGAAGAACCAGAATAAGTTATTACAGTTCCGCTTGCAGTTCCGCTTAACACACTATTATTACTTGTTACAGTAGAAGAAGTAACAGTTATAGTAAATGCAATACCACTAAAACTATTTGTACCATTTCCCTCTGATTTATCCCATGTATTATAATAATTAGTAGTTGTATTGGCACTAAAAGATTGTGTCGTACCAGAATTGGATGCGGTTATTTGTGTTAAAAATTGATTTGCTTTTGTTTCAATATCTTTTGATATATTTATAGTATCAAGTGTAAGACCTTCTGCTGTAATTCCTGAAAATCTCCAAGTTGCGCCAGAAAAATATGCCATATCAACAGTAGTATTAGATGGGAACGCAATATCTTTTCCTGTTGTCCCTCCACTATGTGCAAACACTGTACTATTTGAAGTTTGTCCAGTTTTAGTTTTATCAACATTTGCTTCTGTACTTATAATCCAAGATCTACCAGCATCATATCCTGATAAACCAAGAATCCTTGTTACAAACAATTGATTTGATTCTGTTAAATATTGTCTTGCAATATATGACAATTCATATTTTGGAGCTCCGCCAAATTGTTTTTGATCTAAATTTCCAAATTTCTTTTTGAAATCATCCCAATTGCTTACTGCAACTGCTTCCATTGCTGGTCCTTTTTTTGTTTCACCCGCAAGCCCAAGTGTAGTGACTGCCACAGTTGACGTTACAAATGATAAATCATTTTCTCTTACAAAAATTCCCGGACTCACGAAGGTTGTTTTTTCTTTTGCCATAATTTAAATAATTTTATTTTTTATTTTATATTAATAAATATATGAAACATTACTAAAAGTCATAATTTCTAATATTTTATTAAAATTATCTTTTTCTGGTATTTTTGGATAATTTTTTAATTTCTTGTTCAAATAATAATTCTTTTTTATTTGGATATGTCAATTATTTTACTTACCTTTGTATTAATTAAATTAAAATACTATGAAAATAGATATAAATAAAATAAAAACAACACCACCCAATTTTGGATTTAATTTTTCTATTTTTGGAAAACCATCTGATGAAATTAAAGAATGGTGTAAATATTGGAAGTTGGGTATGGCAGATTCTGGTCCTTATACAAATATTATTATCAATGATAATTTTGATATATCACAAGCCTTTAATAGTCATAAAATATATGATTATATTGATGGATTTAGTCCAAATTTAAATAAACACTTACATGTTGGTCACTTATCCAATTTAGTTATTGCTAATGCTTTTCAGAAATTGGGAATTGGTAATAAATTTATTGCTATTCTTGGTGATACATTAGATGGTCAAATTAAAAAAAAGGATGCCTTAAATTCGTTTTTAAATAATTGTAAGGATTTTGGATACAAAGTGGATGATATTTATTATGCTTCAAAAATGGAATTAGAGGATAACTCACTATTAATAGACGGTGATAATGATTATATTGGATCTAAGGTTTTCGATTTAGGTGATGAGAAGCTAGTTGGAATTAAAAATTCTGGATTCACTACATATTTCTATCAAGATGTTGCCTTGGCTAGTAAATTAAATTCATCAACTTTATATCTAACTGGATTTGAACAGGATAACCATTTTAAGAGTTTAAAAAAACTATATCCAAAAACAAGTCATATGGGTTTAGGGTTAGTTCTATTAGATGGTAAAAAAATGTCCAATAGCAAGGGTAATATCATCTACCTTAAAGATTTTATTGACAATTTAATGAATCTATTCAATAATGATATTAAGCTCGTATATAACATAATTGCTGGTCAAATTTTAAAATCGGCCCCCCCCACAAATAAATCAATAGATACAAAACTAATTGATAATCCTAAATTATCTCTTGGACTTTATTTAAGCTACACGCTGGCACATATAAAGAGTTGTGGGGTATCTACTCAAAATAATGACTCATTCTACTCAAAAGAGTTAGAATTTTATGAGTTAAAATCCAAATGTAACCTATCTCCAAATTTATTATTTAAGTCATTATCCAATCATTGTAAGTATATTAATAAATTATATGAAAGTAATTATATAAGGGGTAATGATAAAAATATTAAAATATTTTCTGACCTAATATCAGATTTAGAATTGGGAATGAGTAAACTTGGATTATTTTCAATAGATAAAGTTTAATATATAATCATAATTATAATAATTATGGATATTTTTCCACAAAATAGTAACTTGGAAAATTTAACCAGAGTTAAATTTGGCATTGATCCCACATTCTCCAAACTTCATTTGGGACATTTTGTTCCATTAAGAACTATTAAAAAATTACAAGAACAAGGCAAAGAAATAACAATAGTGCTTGGAACGTTTACTGCTCAAATGGGTGATCCATCAGGTAAAGATAAAACCAGACCAATTCTTTCTGAAAAAGAAGTTAAAAATAATAGTGAACAAATATTAGAACAAATTAAATCTGTTCTTGACCCAGGATTTAAAATATTTAAAAATGTAGATTTGTTTAATTCCATGACCGTTCCTGAATTATTATTAACATTTTCTAAATTTACTATACAAAATTTATTAAGTAGGGAATCATTCCAAAAAAGAATAGAAAATAATCAAAGCATTGGACTTCATGAATTAATTGTTCCTATTTTACAAGGAAAGGATTCACTTCATTTAAAAAGTGAAATAGAGGTTGGTGGTAGTGATCAGTTATTTAATTTTCAAATTACACGTAAATTACAAGAATTAAATAATCAAATTCCTGAAGTATGTATAATGACACCAATTATTAATGGAATCGATGGTAAAAAAATGAGTAAAAGTTTAGGAAATTGTATTTTTTTAGATGAACCAACTAAAGATATTTTTGGTAAATGTATGAGTATTTCAGATAAAACTATGGAAGAATGGATTCCTTTATTAACAGATCTTGATAATTTACCTAAAAATCCAATGGAACGTAAAAAAACAATGGCTTTTGATATTATTAGACAATTAAGAGGCAAAGAAGAAGCCATCTGGGCAATTAAAGATTTTGAAAAAACCATTCAAAATAGAAGTTTACCAGAAAATATAAAAAAAATCCCCATTTCTGATTTGATTTCTTGTATACAAAAAATAAAAAATTGTAGTAAAAATGAATCGAGAAGATTAATAAAATCTGGTGCTGTTAGTATTATTGATAGTGGTAAAATTGATGAAACTTTTGAATTGAAAATAGGTCAAATTCTAAAAATTGGGAAAAGAAATTTTGGTAAATTAGCTTAATTTGCTTAAAGATTTCATTTATTTTTATTCTCCAGATAAAACTGTATTTCCTGATAATGTTATAAAATCACTATCTACCTCTTGAAACATTATAATTTTTTGTACTGCAGGTTTTATTTCAAATTCATCTTCGTTTTGAATATAGCCCATAAGATTAAAATTATAAACCTGTTTATAAAACCTATCACCACTAAAATCTTCAATTGTTGATTCATCACTTGGGTCATCTTCTAAAATTATTGGCATATAAAAATTTTTTATTTTTGTATAAGATTGCCTTGAAGAAAAATCAGTTAAAATTAATTCAGCGAATTTATTTATGTCCTGAATATATTTTGAAAGAAAAAATAATTGGAAGCGGCAGTCGACCTGAATTGGTTGTGGTATCTTATAAATATCTGCTCCTCGATAAGATGAAAAGGTTGGTACTCTCATATAAGTAAACGTTTTACGTCCAGGAATATTATATAGTTTATTTAATGATGTCCCAGGTGCTGGTGGAGATGATCTTCTTATACTAATAAGTGGCATAATTGGATTTTTATCTTTATCAAGATATTTCCACGATTTAGAAAATTCGGCCCAGCGTTCAGATGGTAAAAAAACAACTGGAATTTTCTTACCATCTAATGTAAAATTTAATTCTTCAATAAATTCTTTAAATCCATTTTCCAGATCTTTAATAGAAATACCAGGGGGAAAATAGGATGTTTTAGGATCTACCGAATTAAGTAATTCGTCTATACGCTCTTGGCCACGTTTAGCTGGCGATATATTAACTTGACGCTTTTTTGGCATACTCATAAATAATATCTTTTATTTATTAATAAATACTTGTTTATTTCAATTATTTTACTTACCTTTGTATTCTAAAACTTAAAATAAAATGGAAGATCAATTACTAAAGAAAAATTAATCAAGGATAGTATTGAAAGAAATTTTTGGGTTATTTATCCTGCATGGAAATTTACTCAAAATAAAGATAAACTATTGAATTTAATTCCTGAATATCCAGAATAAATTATGAAAAAAAGAAAATATAAAATAGGAGATAAAGTTATTTTAATTGATAATCCTAGAGAGCTTGGTGAATCAAATAAATTTTACAAAGATAAAGTATATAAAATAACAGATATTAAAATTGCCTATCAAAATAATACACAAATAATTAATTCTTTAGATAATTTAAACTGTTGTTTAGTAAATACAAGATTTGAATATTATTATGAAAAATCATTAGATACCCTATCTACTAAAATATTTATTAGTACATCCTCAGGATATGGGGATTATAATATAATAAAAAAATTTATTGAAAAAGAAGAAACTTTGACACATGAAGAGCTCAAACAATGTGCTTTAATTTGGGAAAAATATAATAAAAATGAAAGATAATCTAAAAGTAATCATACTAATTGGCATAAGCGGTGCCGGTAAATCAACATGGGCAAAAGATTTTATTTCCAAAAATCAAAATTATGTCAGAGTTTCCAGAGATGAATTCAGATACATGTTAAAAAACCAACAAATATGTGAAAACAAAATTGAAAATTTAATAACTGAATTATGTGAAGATGTTATAATAAAAAGTTTAATTAAAAAACAAAATGTTATTATTGATAATACCAATCTTAAATTAAAATATATCAATAATTTTATTAAACTTGTTCAGGATTATGCAGATATTGAATATATATTATTTGATACATCAGTGGAAAAATGTATAGAAAGAGATAAAAATAGAGAAAAACAAGTGGGAGAAAAAATAATTAATAAAATGAACAATGATTTAAAAATTTTAAAAGAAAATTTTAATTTTCAATATGTTAAGAAAAATAAAACTAGAAAAATTATAAAACCTGATTTTAATTCTGAATTACCTAACGTAATTTGTTTTGATATAGATGGAACCTTAGCATTAATGGGGGATAGAAGTCCATATGATTGGGATAAAATTAGTATTGATTCTCTTAATGAAATTGTTGCTGAACAAATTGAGTTTCATAGATATATGAAAAGAAAAATAATTATTTTATCTGGCAGAGATTCTTCTTGTAAAGAATTAACAGAAAAATGGTTAAAAACAAATGGAATTAAATATGATTATATTTTTATGAGAAAAGAAAATGATTTTAGAAAAGACAGTATTATCAAAAAAGAATTATATGAAGAAAATATAAAAGATAAATTTAATTTATTATGTGTTTATGATGACAGAATTTCTATAATTAAGATGTGGGCCGAATTGGGAATATTTTGTTTTAGTGTGAATCAAGATTTAAAATTTTATTAGAATTTTAATTATGAATAAAAAACAAATAAAAAAAATTATAGAAAAAATAAATATTGATAATTGGAATAACTGGGATTTAAAATCTGGTAAAATTTTAACTCGATTTAATCCTTTTTATTTTGATAATAATAATGTTAAAAATAGAATAGTAATCCTTACAGAATTAATAGGAAATTGGGAAAAATTATTAAATTCTAAAAAATATATAAAGGAACAATTAGAAAATTATTTAAAAGAGATTATTATAAAAAAATACTTTAAAAATAATGAAAAAATTACAATAAAATATGAACATGATATTCATTTTACGGATATAAGTAACAACAAAGAAATAAATGAACAAGAATAAAAAATATAATTCATCAGAAATAAATGTTTTTTTCAGCTCTGATTTTCACCACAGTCATGTAAACATAGTTAAAGGAACAACTGTTTGGCCAGATACCTCTAGTTGCAGAAATTTTAATAGTATTCAAGAAATGAACCAAACAATTATTAATGGAATAAATAATAAAGTTGGAGAAAATGATATTTTATATAATTTAGGGGATTGGTCATTTGGACATCCATCGAATATTCAATATTTCAGAAATCAAATTATCTGTAAAAATATTCATCTAATATTGGGGAATCATGACAAATATATAAGAAAAAATAAAGATGATATTCAAAATATATTTTCTTCTGTTCAGAATTATGCAGAAATACAAATTGATAATCAAAGAATAATATTATTTCATTATCCCATTGTTAGTTGGGCAGGAATGAAAAGGGAAACAATTCACCTATTCGGACACGTTCATTCAAAATATCAAGGACAAGGAAAATCCTTGGACGTTGGAATTGATAATTATTATAAATTATTTGGTACTTATGAGCCTTTCTCATATAAAGAAATTTTAAAAATAACTGAAAATAAATAACAAAAATGGCTTATACAAAACAAGATATTAAAGATTTTCTTGAAGATTACATATATGATAAGGGAGTTATTATTAATCATTTACCTAAAATGGATTATAAAGATAAAATTATTGAAGATTGGCTTGAATTTGAAGATATCTGGGAAATATCCAAAATAACAAGAAAAACACCAACCCAAATTGTTAGTATATTAAAAAATTGTGGGATATATTGAAAAAAAATAATTCACTTTTTATTTGGATATGTCATTTATTTTACTTACCTTTGTATTATTAAAATATATTAAAACTTAAAAACAATGAAAAAATTAATAATATTCTTACTTGTTATTTTAACATTAAATGTTAATGCACAAACATTTTATAACAAATATACAAGTTTTAATCCATATAATGGCCAATCTCAAACATATAATAATAAAGAAAGAAATGATGATAATGATGGAAGGGATAGAAGATTTGAACTTGGAATTATTATTATGGGTGTTGGCCTAGTTACAATGTTAGCAGCAACATATTCTTACACTTCCTACAGTTATAATCAAAATTATTATAATTATGGATATAGTTATGCAAGAGAAACTGATAGATATGTGTTTTTTACTGGTGTTGGATTATCTGTAACAGGCTTAACTATTTCTTTAGCTAATAGTGGGAAAAAATCAAGAAGATAACAACTGACCTGTTGGAAGAACATTTAAAATTGAAGGGAGTAACAACTAAATAAATTAAAATATCATGTCTTGGTTTAATAAACAATTTGGAAATATGGAAACATCATTTGGTGAAAGAACCAAATCAACAAAAGGAAACAAAGGAACAAGTTTTTGGGGAAAAAGATTATTTGATTTTAATAATAATGATAAAGAACCCACAATTCTTGAAAGAACTAAACTTCTTAAATCTGTAAGAAATTTTGTTAAAATATTAACTGGAAAGGATATTCCTGTTAGATATTCTTCTGAAGGGGAGGATAAAAGTTTTACTGATAGTAAAACAATTACTATTTCTGGAAATGTATCAAAAGAATTTGATGCTACCTGTGGACTAGCAATGCATGAAGGAACTCATATTGTTTTAACTGATTTTGAAATTTTACATCAAATAATGGATGAAAAACAAAGGAAACAATTATTAGATAAAAAATATTTGAATTATATTGGGTTAATTAAAGATTTGTTAAATATTATAGAGGACAGAAGAATTGACGATTGGCAATATAAAGAATCCCCAGGATATAAAATATATTATCAGGAAATGTATAAGAAATATTTTGAATCAGATAAAATTAATGAATTAATAAACAACAAATTTGTAGTTTGTGAAGAAACAAAACAAAAAATAGATTTAACTGAAGAAACGGTACAAAACTATATGTTTTATGTTATCAATATAACTAACCCAAAAGTTAAAATGAATGAATTAAAAGGACTTCCAGAAATATGGAAATTAGTTGATATTAAAAATATTGATAGACTGGGTGATAATAAAAAAGGAACTAAAAAGGCATTGGGTGTTGCACTTAAAATTTTTGATATTATTGAAAAATATGTTACAAAAGAAGATATGAAAAAAAATGAGGGTGATAAAAGTAAAGATAATGAACCAATTGAATATGATGGGCCATTAAAAGATTTAAAATCAGGAAATGGTAAAGGAGGAAAACTTGTTAAATTGGGACCAAATGCACTTAAAGAACTACAGAATTTATTAAAAAAACAAAAAGATTTTTTAAAAAGTTTGGTTAAAAAACAAAAAGTTGATTCTGAAACAAATAATAAAATTAATGTTTTAATAGAATCAGATACAGAAGAAATTGAAATAAAAAAACAACAAGATAGAGAATCCAATGATGGGGAACACAAAGTTATTACTGTCAATAACATTACAATGAATACAATCCAATCAAACATATATAAAATATTTAATTATTATAATTCTTATCAGGATGAAAATGTTAATCGGGGGATAATGCTTGGAACCATGCTGGGGAAAAAACTTCAAACAAGGCAAGAAGAAAGAACTTTAATAACACCCAGATTAAATATCGGGAAAATTGATAAAAGAAGATTATCAAATTGCGGTTATGGTTCAGATGATATATTTTTTACCAAAACTACAGATAAATATGGAGATATATCAGTTCATATTTCATTAGATTTAAGTGGTTCAATGACTGGTAATAAATGGACAAATACAATGATTTCTGCTATTGCTATTGCAAAAGCAGCATCAATGACAAAAGGAATAAGAGTTCAAATATCATTGAGATATTCTGATGGTATTAATGATAACCAACCTGAGCAAGCAATTGTTATTAATTTTTATGACTCAAAAATTGATAGTCCTAATAAATTGAAATGGTTTAAATATGTTTCACCTCATGGTTGTACTCCAGAAGGATTATGTTATGAGGCACTTATGACTAAAATTATGAAACCACTTTTAAATAAAAATTCTTTATTTATTAATTATTCTGATGGATATCCTGGAATGTGTACTATGGGAACACAAGAGGGAATAATAATTACAAAACAAGCAGTTAATAAAATAAGAAATTCTGGGGTTGAAATACTGTCTTTCTTTATTAATGAAAATGGTTTAGATGATATGAATTCATTTAAAGAAATGTATGGAAAAGGTACAACAAATATTAATGTTACAAGTTTAATACCGTTAGCAAAAGAATTAAATAAGAAATTTCTTCAAATGGGAAAACTTAATTAATTATTTTTAATAATGAATAAAAAAATAAGAAATTATAAACCTGGAGATAAAGTTATCATTTTAAAAAATAATTATTGTAATCATAAGGTGGGAGATGTTGGATTTATCATAATGCAAAATCCAAATCCGGGTTTTAATAATTGTTGGGTTGTTGATGTAAAAAGAAAAATAAGTATATCTGGAAACTGGACACCTTATGTTTCCTATTTAGATGAAAATATTGAATATTATTATGAAAAACCATTAAAAGAATTAAGAAATAAAATATATAATGATTATTATAACACTTTATTTTTGGCTAAGGGAATTAAAATAAATAAAGATGTTTATGGAACAATAAGTAATTTTATTAATAAAGAAGAAACTTTAACAAATGAAGAGATTAAACAATGTGCATTAATTTGGGAAAAATATAATAAAAATTATGAAAAAATCAAAAAAAATAAAAAGTGAAAAAGAGCCAATGGAAGAAATTCCAGTCATAAATCTTGATGAAATTGAAATTAATGAAGAAAAAGAAACCAAACAAGAAGATAATAATGATAATAATATTTCAGAAAATAATCCATTTGTTAGCAATAATTAATTTTTTATTTGGATATGTCAATTATTTTACTTACTTTTGTATTCTAATTAATAACTTAATTTATTAACTTAAAAAAAATGAAAAAATTAAAAAAAGAAATGGAAAATCCACCCCAATTAACCAAAACTAAAAAACAAGTTCCAGAAACTAAAAATACTTATCAACCAATTGAAGGTGATATTATTAAAGTAACAAAACAAGATGATGGTAGAGTTTATTTTGCAAGCATTGTTGGAACAAATAGTGATGTTACTGACCATATTGATTTAGATATTAGAAAACAATCATATGAAAAAGGAAAGAATATTATTTTTGAAAACGGAGAATATCAATTAGTTGATAAAGATTATGTACCACAAATACCAGAAAATCAAATATTTGATATGAGTTTTGTACATAACAGTTATAAATATAAACCTAAAAAGCTTTTTATTAATGAATTAAAATGGAAATATCTTATAAGAAATATACTTAAGTCAAAGAATATTATTATGACTGGCCTCTCCGGTTCAGGAAAAACTATAAGTGCTTTTCATGCTGCCAGTACTTTAAAAAGAAAATTATTTAATATTCCTTTAGGTTCTACGCAGGACCCACGGGCAGCACTTATTGGAAATACTTTTTATAACAAAGAAAAAGGAACATTTTTTAATGAAAGCACATTTGTTCAGGCAATTCAAACAGAAAATGCTGTTATTCTCTTGGAAGAATTATCAAGAGCACATCCTGAAGCATGGAATATTCTTATGCCTGTCTTGGACAAAGAACAAAACTTTTTAAAATTGGACGAAGCAGAAGGGCAGCCAGTAATTAAAGTTGCAAAGGGGGTTTCTTTTATTGCTACTGCAAATGTTGGAAGTGAATATACTTCAACAAGAGTATTTGATAGAGCACTATCTGACAGGTTTACAACTATTGAAATGGATGTACTTAACAAGGATGAAGAAGTTGAATTACTTACAATGTTATATCCAGATATTAATAAAAAAACAATTGAAGCCCTTGCTAAAATAACACATGAAACAAGAAAAGATCAAGAATCAGAATCCCCCAAATTAAACACTGCAATTAGTACACGAATGTCAGTTGAAATGGGAGAAATTATTAATGATGGATTTTCATTACTGGAAGCAATGGAAGTATGTGTTCTTCCGTTTTATAATTTATCTGGGGGCGCAGAATCAGAAAGAGAGTACATTATGCAACTCATTCAGAAACATTTGCCTAATGATGAAGATGATAAAGAATTAGTTGGTGATAAAAATGATGAACGAGAGAATGAAAATCCATTTACTACTAATAATTAAATTATTAATATTTTAAAAAAAAATAAAATGAAAAAAGCTAAAAGATATTTTCCCTTTGATAATCAAAAATTATCTAAATGTCATAATGTTCCTTTTATTGAGGGAACAAATTTATGTATTTTCTGTAAAAAACCTTCTCTTACAGTAATATCAGAAAAAAAGGAAGAAATCGTAGATTTAAAAAGGGATAATATTTCAAAAGAAAATCCTTTTGCTAAAAATAACTAAATGTGAAAAATGACAACGGAGATACAAATTATAAAAGAACTTAATGTAATTTTTTATAAAAGAGGATGGAAATTATTGCCCCCAGATAATATCTATCAGAATGATAGTGAGCTTACATGGTATAAGGTTATTCTCAGTGATGTTTATTTAGATAGAAGTTTTATACCTTATAAAAAACATTTAAATAAATTTACAATTGAAGAATTAGATAATTACGTTGTTGAATTTATTAACCCAGTATGTAAAAAATATAAAATTGATAATATACATTTTGCTGATGAAGGAAAACCAAATAGTATACAAATTAAATGAAAAACATTAAAGTTTCTGATGAAACACATAAAGAATTAATTGAATGGGTTACTCATAAAGAAATAAAAATAATAGATATTATTGATAGTCTCATTAATACTGGGCTAATGACAGAAAAATATGGGCTATCTTTTTTTCAAACCATAATAAAGAAAGAAGGATTTGTTTCAAAAAACGAACTCAGTAATTTGGAATCTGATTTAAAAAAAGAATTTTTTGATAATGGGTATGACAAAGGACTTAAAATAGGAGAAGAAAATGGTTATAAAAAAGGTTATAAAGAATCACAAGAACTAAAAGATAAATTTGTTAGGCCCAAAAGTAAAAATAATAAAGAAGAAAATATAATAATAAAAGAAATTGTTAAGGAAAAAATTATTGAAAAAGAACCTTCTTTTGAAAACTTGTTATTATATTTTGGAAATAAGGATTTAACACATGAAGAACAAAGACAAGTTTCAGATTTTATAAGAATGTTTAGAATGAAATATGAGGATATTTATGGTGAAGAAAAAAATACAAGATTTGTTAGACTGGAACAAAAAAGGAAAAAATGAAAGAAATAGGGGAAGAAAAAATAAAGTTTAAAAGATTTGAAAATTGGTTAATAAAAAATTATACAAATTTTTTAGATAATAAAGAATATATGCTTAAAGTAAATCATTTTTATTGTACATATTCTGGTGTAGGTACTCATCTTAGGTTACTAACTAATATATTTCCAAAATGGAATGATTTATTAAAAAAATATAGACATGAACAATTGATTGATTATTTTATGGGAGTGGTTAGAATAAAATTACCACAATTAAAAGGAACAAAATTGATATTCACATCAAATAAAGAAAAAGAAATAAATGTAATAATTTAAAAATTAATGAATAAAGACCCATATCAAATATTAGGACTTAATAAAGATGCATCACAAGATGAAATTAAAAAGGCTTTTAGAAAAAAAGCAATACAACATCACCCAGATAAGGGGGGGGATGAAGAAAAATTCAAAGAAATTAATTGGGCAAACTCAATTCTCTCTGATTCACAAAAAAAAGAACAATATGATAACTTAGGTCATGTTGGAAAAGGACAAGAATTTGAGGGGTTTAATATGAATGATATATTTTCTCATTTTGAAAATATGTTTGGTTTCAGAAGAAACAGGCAAGGATATAATAATCAAAATAAAGGTACTAATTTAAGAATTAAAATTAAAGTAAATTTAAAAGAAGTATTAGAAGGAACTCAGAGAAAAATTAAAATAAATAGACATGTTAAGTGTGATAGTTGTTCTGGAAGGGGTGGAACAGGGGAAATAACATGTTTAAATTGTAAAGGTTCTGGGCAACTAACAAATTCACAAAGAACAGCATTTGGTATGTTCCAACAAACAATAATATGTTATATTTGTAATGGTTCTGGTAAAATAATTCAAAATAAATGTCATAATTGTTCTGGAGAAGGAATAATACCGAAACAAGAATATCTTGGAATAGAAATACCAAAAGGTGTGGAAGAAGGAATGCAATTAAATATGCCAGGATATGGGAATTGTGGGAAAAATAATGGTCCAAATGGAGATTTATTAATATTAATAGAAGAAGAAAAACATCCTCACTTAATAAGAGAAGGTTTAAATGTTATTTATAATTTAGATTTAAATTATGTTGATGCTTGTTTGGGATCAAATATTGAAATACCTACAATATTAAATAATACTAAAATTGATATTAAATCTGGAACACAACCTGGAAAAGTATTAAAATTAAAAAGAAAAGGATTACCAAATATAAATAATTCTTATGAGGTTGGAGACCAATTAATAAACATAAACGTAATTATTCCAAACAATCTAAAATCTGAAGAAAAACATTTATTAGAACAAATAAAAGAATTAAAATAAATAATTTAATGAAAACTATTCTAAAAACAAAAAGACAAGAATTCATTGATATTTTAAATAAAGAAGATATTCCTTATAAAATAACTCCCCCCTTTCGGGGGGTTATGAAAAACAATAAATCCTCCCCCTCGGGAGGTTATAAGATTATTATTGATGGTTCTTATATAAATTCTAAATTAATAACATATATTCCAGATAATGTTGAATTTAATAATAAAAGTTTTGTAAGTTTATCTTCTCTTAAAAAAATGGGAAATAATATTAAGTTTAATAATAAGCATAATGTGTGGCTAATTTCAATTTTTTATTTTAATACATTTTCTGTTAATTTCACAAATAATATTCATGATGTATTTTTTGGAAAAGAAACATACTGGATGAATTTATTTCCTTATGAATTATATAATATTGGGGGAAATTTTCATATAATAAATAAAAAAAATGAATATAAAATAATAAAATAAAAAAAACTATAAAATTAGAAGTCGGTAAAACATATAAAAATTATGGTGTGTATCTTGGAATTACCACAGTTTACGAATATAGTGGAAAAGTACATGAAGAACATAGATTTAGGTCTAATGAAACTGAAAATGATTTTGATGGATTTGATAATATTCCAGTGATTAAAGAAATCAGGACAGATGATGAAAAGATATTGAAGAGAATAGAACATGAAAATCAAATTAATTATAAAAAAAATCATTATAAATAAACGACCAGAAAAATGGGGTAGTGGATTATGGACAAAAAAACATACAATATATCTTTTATTTGGAATATTTCCAATTTGGCATGATTATTATTATTATATTAAAAAAATAAATAATAAAAAATGAAATCAAAAGAAGATTATTTTATTGAGTTATTAAAAGTTTTAAAACCAAAAACTCTTAATGAACATCCAGATTATATATTTTATGTTTATAAAGATAAACTTTATATTGAATATAATAAAAAAACTAACCATGCCTGGGTAGATTATAATAGAATATGGAAAATTTTTTCATCCAAATATCATTGTAATTCTCAGGAAATCAAGAAGATAACAACTGACCTGTTGGAAGAACATTTAAAATTGAAGGGAGTAACAACTATGGGCTTTGTCCATATTTTCTGACTGCCGTTGGAAGAACATTTAAAATTGATAAGATGATAAAAACAATAACATATAAAAAATACAAAGATTTATTAAAACAGAATCTTAATGGGTCCCCAGTAAATATAATAGAACATAGCAATTTTGTAAAAAATTTATTTAAATTAGACAAAAAAGTTAATGACCAATTACAAAATAAAAAATATTCAAATAGTTCATGGTCAATTAGAAAACTTGAAATTGATAATTTTTTAAGTTATGGAAAAAATAATGTTATTGAGTTTGATAAATTAAATGGATTAGTAGGAATTTTTTCTAAAAATTTTATGGGGAAAACGGTGCTGTGTATCGATTCTTTATTGTTTTTATTTTTCAATACAACAACCAGAACATCAAAAAGTGAAGAAATTTTTAATTTATATACAAAGGATGATATTGTAAAAGTAAAAGGTTATATAAAAATTGATAATTCAAATTATATTATTGAAAGAGAAATAATAAGAAAATGGAAAAAAGATGGGACACCAAATTGTAGTACTGAATTAAATTTTTATAAGGAATTAGATAATGATATAATAGAAAATTTGGAGGGGGAACAAAGACAAGAAACTGATAAAATAATCAAAAGTAAAATTGGAGATATGGAAGATTTTATTATGACTATTTTTACCACTGGTGATAATCTTATGAATTTTATTGAAACAAAACCCACAGAAAGAGGATTATTGTTGTGTAAATTCCTTGGTTTAAATATATTCAAAGAGAAAGAAGAAATATGTAAAACAATATTTAATGATTGGAAAACAACATTAAAATCAAATTTATATAATATTCCGACTTTAAAAAGTGAAATAGAAGAATTACAATCAGAAATAAAACAAAAAGAAACTCAGTTAAAAGAAAATAAAGATAAGTTAGTTATTGTTGAAAAAAACATAAAAGATACAAAAGAAACAAAGGATTCTTTATTATCTTCATTACATCAGGATATTGATGACAAATTATTAAAATCAGATCCTTTATTAATTGAAAATAAAATAAGTGCAATAGAAAAAGATGTAACTAATAAAAAAAATGAATTAAAAGAAATTAAATTTAAAATTGATAATATTAAAGTAACATATAGTAAAATAGAACATGAAAAATTAATACAAAAAGAAAGAGAACTATCCTCAAACGTAACAATATTAAAAAATGATATTGAAAGATTAGAAAAAGATATAAAAGAATTAAAAGAAGGAGAAATTTGTTCCAAATGTGGTCAATCATTAAAAGGTATTGATCATTCAAAAGAAATAAAAGAATTAAAAATTAAATTAGAATCAAATAATTTATCATATAAAAAATATAAAGAAGATTTGAATGGTACAGGACAACAATTAAAAGAATATAATGAAAATAAAGATAAAATAGAACAAAGAGATAAACTCCAACTTAAATTTGATAGAACCGAAATTGAAATAGATTTATCAAATATAAATTTACAAAAAGAAAATGATAATTTAAAAAACTATCATAAAAATATTGATAAAATTAATCAAAATAATAAAACAAATGAGAAGATAAGAGATATTAATTTTAAGGTTCATCAACAAGAAACAGATGAAAAAGAATTAATATCAATAATTAGAGAATTTGAAAATATTATTTTAAATAATAATAAGGATATTGAAGATAAAATAAAAATAGGAAAAGAAATAAGAGAAGAAGAAAAAATTTATAAAGTTTTTACTATCTATTTAAGTTTGATGGGAAAAAATGGAATTTCCAAATCAATTTTACGTGATATGATTCCAAAATTAAATAATGAACTATCCAAATTATTGGAAGGAGTTGCAGAATTCACAGTTGAAGTATCAATCAATGAAAACAACCAGGAAATGGTATTGGATATGAAAGACAATAAAACTGGACTGATTAAATCATTAAAAACGGGTTCTGGATATGAAAGAACCATTGCCTCACTTGCATTAAGAGTAGTTTTAAATAAAATAAATTCTCTACCAAAACCAAATTTTATTATTTTTGATGAGCCGTTTGAAAAAGTATCAGAAGAGAATTTACAGGAGATGAGTTATTTTCTGGATAGAATAAAAAAGTATTATGATTTAATATTTTTGGTAACATTTAATTCTTTGGTAAAAGATTGGGTATCAAATGTTATAACAATAGAAAAAATAAATAATATTTCTACAATTAATTTGAATTAAAAATAAACTATTGACTTTTTAATTTATTTTATTTATATTTGTAATTTAGATTATATTTATAAACAAGTTCTTTGAAATTAAAAGATATTATTTATTTAAGTGTTGGTCTTGGAATAATCCAGAAGTAATATAATAGGAGAAACTTAATTGTGTTATCCCTTCCCATCAACCGTAGTACGTAGTATTACAACGAAGGATAAAAACACAGCTAAAATAAATAATTATATCATATGGGGATGACAGGCATTGACGTGATCAAAGTAGTCATAAAATATGTGTTTGGCATTCTGGAAAAGACAGAAGAATCGCTTAAATGGCGAATCAAACAAAGGACTCTCAAATGAGATTGCAAGGTTCTTGGTGTCAGATGAAAATCTGATTTTCAAAAATCAAGAAATTGAATTTGAAATTGCTTAACAAGGTTAAGTCAATTATATTGGAAACAGGATAGAGTTAAACTGAATAATCGGGAACAGATTTTAACTGAACATGTTTGTATAATCCAAACAATAAAATAAATCCTGATTAGTTTAGGGTAAAAGTTTGGGAACGATTCTTTAAAAATTGAACAAAAAATAACACTAAAAAAATATTTTATGTTGAAAGATTAACGGACCCGGTTTTCGAATTACCGGCATCTCCACTTTTTAATCCTTAACGATTAGGCTTGTTAGAGGTTTTTATTTAAAATAATTCACTTTTTATTGATAATATGAAAGTAGAACCAATATTAAATCAAATACTTGCAGAATCATCATTATCAAGAGTATGGAATCATACAAATAATGATGATACTTTTGGTATTATTTCTGCATTCAAATTAGATAATTATTGGGTTGAAAATATAATTTTACATAGTAATTTAAAAAAAGAAATTAAAAGTAAAGGATATGGTTTCATAGAGTTAGATAGTGGATATAGTTATCTTGATAATACTAATGAGGAAATATCGGTTAGAGAAAGATCATATTTTATTCCAAAAATTACATTTAAAGATATTACTGAATTAGGTAAAAAATATGAACAAGAAACTATTATATTTAAAGATAATGAATTTTTTATTTTAGTTAAACCAGATGGTACTATAGAAAAAACATTTTTAAAAGGAAACGGTTATAATTTTAAACCAGAGAATTTAAAAAACGCATGGAGTCAATTTATTAGAAGTAAAAACAAAAATGCAATTAAAAAATTTACTTTTAATGTCCAAGAAAGAATTATACCATCAAGAACCGATTCTTATAAAATGTTAGGAGAAAATAAAGGTTTAGCAAAAGTAAAATATATTAATTTATTTTAAAATTTTATGAATAATTTTTTAAAAAATTTTAGAAGATTATCTGGAATTAAAGAACTTTCATTAACTGAAGAATTTACTGGTTTCAAAAGAATTCATGTTTTAGAAACCGTTGGCAGAGGAATATCCTCTTTACAGCTTAACGGTATTTCTATTAACAGAGATAATTCAAAAGATAATGTAATAAATTATCAAATAAAAGAAGGAATATTAACAGAAGAAAAAGAATTTGTTTTCCCGGAAAATCAAAAAGGTGGAATTATTGTTTTTTCTATTGATGTTAATAAAAAGTTTGAATATAAAAATTTAATTGATAAAATTAAAGAATGGTTTAAACAAAAATATCAATCATTATTAAACAGAATATTTAAAGATAAAAAATTATCAAAAATTATAAGTAAACATGAAGAAATAACTGGATTTAGCATCGGTAAATTTTTTAAAGGAAGATATAAATCTCCTAATGGAAAACATTATGATGAAACAAGTACATCAATTGAAATAATTGGTATTGGTTCTGAATTATTGGAAATTGTTGCATCAAAAATTGCTAGTGAATTTAATCAGGAAAGTGTATTAGTAAAAGATTATATAAAAAATGAAATATATTTAGCAAATAAAAAATAATTGATAAATAATTTGGATATGTCATTTATTTTACTTACCTTTGTATTTTAAAATTAAAATTAACTATTATTTTTATGGATACAAATATAAAAGAACAAATTGATAATATGGATTATGAATCAATGTTAAGATTATGGAGATTTAGTCCTGCTGGCCATTCATTATTTCAAGGAGAATCTGGTGAATATTTCAGTAAAAATATGAAAGAAAAACGTGATAAATTACCAAATGAAGAACATCCAATCATATCAAAAAGAATAGGTTGGGAAAAATAATTCATTTTATACTTGTTTATTTTAATTATTTTACTTACTTTTGTATCTTGAAAGTATTTATAATAAAATGAAAAACATAAATTTACATAATCTCCCACAGCTACCCAGTAATAAACATTGGGGTGGAAAACTTATGTAAAAAAATTAAAAAAATACAATAGATTATAAACCCTGATGTTCAATAAAAAAGTCATCAGGGTTTTTTTATTGATAAAAAATTAAAATATGGTGTTAGTTCAGAGGCAGAACGCTACATTTGGGATGTAGAGGTCGAGATATCATAATTCTCACACCATACAAAAAAATTAAAAAATATTCCAGTATCCCAATTGGTAGAGGATATAGTATTAGAAACTATAAAGTGAGAGTTCGAATCTCTCCTGGAGTACTACCGGATCTTCTAATTTTGGCAGGAAAGCACCCTTTGAAGGTGATAATATAGGTTAGATCCCTACTCTGGTAACTACAAAAATTAAAAAAATATTAGATAATACTTGTTTATTTCAATTATTTTACTTACCTTTGTATTCTAAATATCTGAATTAATAACTTAAAAACCTAAAAAAAATGAAAGATAAACCACAAAAGCCGAAATTGAATACTACTGTTGTTGGCGGTAGTTTTTATTGGGTTAGACCATTTCAAGGAGATGAATTTGAACCTGCAAAGGCTAGAGATAGATATGAGAATGGAGAGCTATATTTCTGCTTTACAAACGGTAGTGTGTTGGAAGTAGAGCGCGCTTGGGAGGTTGAGCCATTAAATTTCAGCTAACGGTTTTGGGATTGCTGTCAGGTTTCTTACGGATTAACAACTAAAATATAATTATATGAACGAAGAATTAAGAGTGATATCACAAAGCTATTGCGGAATGACACCGAAAGATAAAGGATGCAAAACTTGGGCTGAGATGCAACAGAAAATGGCAGATGAATTGGAATGTGTAGTAAAAAATTATATTGTCCAAGCAAATGTTAGCGGACACTTGTGCCAATGTGGAAATCCGATTGCCAGAACGGAGTGCGATGATTGTTTAGACAATAGAATTAGATGCAAGTTAGAAAATTAGGTACAATTTCCGCTAACGCATCGGAGATTTATGAAGGATTTTTTACGACTTAAACTACAAATTTAAAAATATAAAAAACACAATGACAAAAGAAGAATTGATTACAAAGCAACAACTGGAAATAGAGCAGTATCAAATTGCAATAGAAGAAAACAAAAAACTGCTGAAAAAGATAAAACTAAATTTCATTGCGATAGGGATGCCGTTAAATGATAACCTATTGCAATTTGATAAGAAGCAGATAAAATGGTGCTTGGAAACATTAGAAATGATTGAACAAATTAACTGTACTGTGCTTGACTATGAGGGTGTGTGGGCGGGTTAAAAAGTTTGCGTATAAGTAGGGGATTGTCGCAATATTATTGATTTTTTAAAATATTTTACTTATATTTGTACTTTGAAACTATTTATTAAGAAAATGAAAAACTGGTTAAACATATCAATTCATAGTAATAGTCGTAATATTATACGACCTGGAAGGGGTATGTTTATACAATAATCATTTTTAAAAGATATATAAAAAACCCCTTGGATTAAGTTTTTAAGGGGTTTTTTAATTTTGGTCTGTAACTCAGAAGTTTAGAGTGCCAAGCCGTTAACTTGGAAGCCGGGATGGCAGAATTCCCCAGACCAGCTGGAAATATAAAAAAGGAAAAGGACTGGCATGGACGAAGAGATAGTCTTGAAAACTATTGTGTGTAAAAACATCGTGAGTTCGATTCTCACCTTTTCCGCTTTTTTAAAAAACAGGTTCTTGGTGTAATGGCAGCATCTGAAATTCCAAACTTCAGGGTATGGGTTCGAATCCTATAAAACTTGCGGAAAATAAACCAATCAGGGTATTGGGCCTATTTGCTAAATAGTGCGTTCTGTAAAAAGAATGTGTTTCAAATACTCTGTCCTCCGCAAAATTATATTGACCAGTAGCTCAATTGGTGGAGCAACATTCTGATGAAATGAAGGTCGAAGGTTCAAATCCTTCCTGGTCAACAAAAAACTATTTTCTTAGTTTAACTGGATAAAATATTTGGCTACGAACCAAAAGATGAGAGTTCGAATCTTTCAGAAAATACATTATAATTAATATGGTGCTATTGTTGTAAATTGGTGAGCATAGAAAACTGTGAATTTTCAGGTAAAGGTTCAATTCCTTTATGGCACCCAATAATCTTAATTTAATAATTCAAAAACTTCTTTTATTCCTTCACTAGCTTTTTTATTAATATAAGTAATTTCCATTCCAATTTTACTTAAACTTTTAACTGGGTTTGGATCAATAAAAAATACTTCACAAGATAATTTTATATAAGTTAACATTTGAAAACAATAATGGATAAATAAAGAAGTTCCAATTATTATTAAATAATCACATTTTTCAATTGTTTTATATGATTCTTCAATATTACAAGGATATTCCCCAAACCAAACAACATGAGGTCTTAATTGTGAGCCATTTTCACATTTATCACCCAACTTTATATCATTATAACCACAATCATATATTAAATCTTCATCTGATGAGCTTTGAGATTTTGTAAGTTCCCCATGAATGTGAATAACATTTGAAGAGCCACCCCTTTCATGTAAATTATCAACATTTTGAGTTATCACGGTAACATCAAAATTATTTTCAAGTTCTGCAATTAATTTATGCGCCAGATTTGGTTTTACATTTTCCAGTTGCCTTCTTCTTTCGTTATAAAAATCTAAAACTTTTTGTTTATCTTTGTGCCATGCACTTATTGTTGCAACATCATCTATTTTATGGTTTAACCATAAACCATTTTTTCCTGTCCTGAATGTTGGGATGCCAGATTCCTCACTTACGCCCGCACCAGTAAAAACAACTATTTTCTTTTTCATTTATTTGTTTTTTTAATAAATATTTATAAATAAGAATATATTTATATAATGATATAATAACATGAAAGATCAAATATCCAGAATGAAAGAATTGATTAATTATAATATTAATTATGGTTATATTAATGAAGAAATGGAAACTTCTGATAATTTTATAAATAATACATTTCAAGAATATAAAGAAAAAAATGCAATTGCAGTTGAGGTTAGCATTGATTCAGAAAATGATGTTGATTACAGATTAGCACTTATATTAAGATTTACAAATGTTAGTGGATATGATGAATTAGTATTTTATTTTTCATTAATAGATAAAAATAATCAGTTTGTAAAAGGAAAAGAAAGTATTTATAATAGAGAAGAAGCAAATAAATATTTACCAAAAAAATTACAAGGTAGTATTTCTTTTTTTACTAAACTAAAAGAAATGTTTAAAAAATTAATAAATATGGAAACACCAGATATATTTTTTATGGAAACATATGAAGATTTTATAAGTGAAAGATTATTAAATCCTTATAGAAATTTAATTCCATTAATATTGGAAAATGGATATCTTTTGGAAAAAGAAGGAATATCCCATGATAAAAAGAAATATTATTGGAAATTTGTAAAAAAAACAAATCAACAAATAAAAGAAGATAAGGAATTTGAATATTTTATAAATAATTTTAAAAAAGATGATGAATATTGGGAAAAATTTAATAAAGAATCAAGAATAATTATTGAGAAAATGTATGGAAATAAAAAAATTATTTAAAAAATGAAAACTTTAAAATCCGTTGGTGAGTTCCCAAATATAAGAAAAGGAGAAATCAAAAAAGGAAATAATAATATCTTGTCTTCCCTCAAAATTAAAAATGATTTAAACAGAGATATTTGGGATGAAAATGATCAACTAAAAGAAAATATAAAAAAAAATCTTTTGGAAGTTGGAAAAGATTTCTTTGATTATCTTGAATTAACCACAGAAATTAAAGATATAATAATAACAGGTTCTCTTTCAAATTATAATTGGTCCAAATATTCGGATATTGATTTACATGTTATTTTTGATTTTAATGATGTCAAAGAATCTGATGATATAGAATTTATAAAAGAATACAGCAATGCAAAAAAATCAATTTGGAATGATACCCACAATATAAAAATAAAAGGATTCGAGGTAGAAATATATGGGCAAGATAAAAATGAGGTTCATAAATCTAATGGTATTTATTCTGTTTTAAATAATAAATGGATAATAAAACCAATAAAAAAAGAATTTAAAGTTGACTATGAATTAATTAAAAATAAAGCAAATCAATTAATGAAAGAAATTGATAATTTATCTTCTGATAATAATTTAATAAAAAAAATTGATAAGATTAAAGATAAAATAAAACGTATGAGAGAATGTGGTCTTGAACAGGGTGGGGAATATTCCATTGAAAATTTAACTTTTAAAATGTTAAAAAGAAGTGGTTATTTAAAAAAACTAAATGATATTAAAAATAAATCTTATGATAATGAACTCTCAATTAAAGAAAAGTTAAATACAGAAGAATCTGATATGGGTCCAACTATTGGAGAACCAAAGGATAAACATGGATATGATGATTCTGGGAATGAAAATGCAATGGGTTGGTGGGGATTGGAAGGTGGTGGAAGTTCCGATTATTCCTCATCTTCCTTTGATTCAAGTTCCGATATTTTTGATTTAAAAGAATCATTAAAAAAAGAATTAAGAAAATATTTATAACTTTTCTTTTTATGTAATATTTATATAATGAAGTTTGTTTAAATTGGTTAATAAAATAATCAATAAAATATTAAAAACCCAATACCATTCATTTTTTTCCAATATTAATCAATTGGCAAACTTCAAAATGGGTGTGAGGGTTTTATATTTTTTTAAAAAAATAAACTTATATGATAATAACAAAATTTATAAAAATAAAAATTGGGGGTGGAAATATAAAACATTTTAAAAATTTAGGATATAAAATAAAGCGATTGGATATTATTACAATACCTATTGAACACCTACAAAAAGGAAGTCATCAAAAGATTAAAGTAAAATGTGATGTTTGTAATATAGAAAAAGAAATAGAACATAGATTATATTTAAAAAATACTAAAAATTATACTATTGAATATTCTTGTTCTCAAAAATGTGCTTATAATATAGGTAAAAATCAAAAAACTTGTTTAAAAAAATATGGAGTGGAATTTACATCTCAAATAAAAGAACATAAGGAATTAGTAATAGAAACATGGAATAACAAATCAGAAAAAGAGTTAGAAGAAATAAATAATAAACGTAATAATACTAAAAAAGAACTTTATGGAGATAAGTATTATAATAATATGGATAAAAATAAACAAACAAAATTAAAAAACCATGGAGATGAAAATTATAATAACAGAAATAAATTTATAAAAACTTGTTTAAAAAAATATGGAGTAGAAAATGTTTTTCAAGTGGAAGAAATTAAAGAAATATCTAACCAAACTATATTAAACACTTATGGTGTTAAACATGTCATGCATTCAGATAAAATTAAAAATAAAGCATTTGAAACTAGATATGGAATAACTCATGAAAAATTTATTGAAAGATTATCTGATTTCTTAAAATATAGAAAAAAAATTTTAAAAATAACAAATCAGCAATTATTATTTTTATTAAAAAATTATAATAAAAGAGGAAATACTAAAATAAAAGGATCTTATCATATTGATCATAAATTTTCAATTTTTGAGGGGTTTGTACAAAACATATCTCCACACATTATCGGTAATATAGTTAATCTTGAAATGTTAACTTGGGAAGATAATTGTAGTAAACATACTAAGTGTTCATTAACAAAAAAAGAATTGTTTAATTTATATGACAATAAAAATAAAATATTGAAACAACTAGAAAAAGAATATAAAAAATAATAAAATATAAATTTTTTTCTATTTAACTAATATTTATAATAAAAATATAAAAAATTATGCCAAATTATTCAGAACAATATTTTAATCAAGATGCAGGGCAACCTGCAGGTTTTTCTGATCAGGACAGAACAATTATAAAAGAAATTGAAGTTAGTGGGGATTCCACCAATAAAAAGTACATGGCCCAGCTTGTTGTTGTAAGGGGTGCTGGGGTTTCTCTTTCTACAGGAGATATTAATGTGGAATTATCACATTCAACCGATAGTGTTAGATTGGGAGATGCAACCACATTAACAAAAGTTGCTACTGGTGGATTTCTACTTGTTTCTGGGCAAACGGAAATAAAAAATGTTTCAACTGCTGCTGGCGGATTTTTACTTGTTTCTGGGCAAACATCAATAAAAGATGTTGCAGTTTCTGGCAGTAGTTTACAGGTAATTTTGACTGATAATGAAGGTATGATCGGTTCTGTTGTGGGAAAATCTAAAAAACCACAAATTTCCATAACTCGCCCATCCAATACTACTACCTATTCGATTTTGGATACAATTAATTCTGGAACTACCGTTATGGAAAGATTTAATATTGCCAGATCAAATAACAAACTAGTGTGGTGTTTGGGGGGACATATGTCAAGTTCCGTTTCCGCAGCAACTTCTTTAAATTGTGATCTTCATATATTTTCATCTGGATTAACCGTAACATCAGATAATACTTTATGGCAACCAAATGTTAATGAATTAACACATCATTTAGGTGTTGTATCATTTTCAAGTTGGAAAGTTTTAGGAAATAGATCTGTTTCTGAAGGTAGTATTGAACAACCTTTTCTTTTAACTCCAGACCCAGATAATCCCTCTTCCGTTTGGAGTGAACTTATTGCCAGAAATGCTTATGTTCCTTCAAGTGCCGAAATATTAACTGCCAGTTTGGATATTTCACAAGATTAATCGGAAAAATTATTTGAATTTAAATTAAATATTTAAAATGTGAAAAATAAAATAATTAGATTAACAGAATCAGAACTTAAACAAATTATTGAACACCAGGTTTATTCAAATGTTTGGAAAAAGGATTTTTATGGATATATTAAAAGATTGAAGGGTTTAATTGATGGAATTAATAAATCATTTGATTCAATGGATGATATTTCTTTTGATGATGAGATTAAGGAAAACTTTATTGAGGATTTAAAAAATGTTGGAAAAATGGTTAAGATTTCTGTGGATAAATTGGAAAAATAATTTTTAAAAATATAATTAACTAATGAACCCCAGACTAAGAAAAACTCTTTTATTCAATACTAAGAAATTTAAGAATCAATATAGCTTTCTCTTTGATGGAATTAATGAATATATTGAAAGAAATAATGCAATAATCAATGGAACTCCTGCAACTTTTAGTGCGTGGATAAAGTTAAGTAGTTTAAATTTAGTTCAAAGAATAACCACAATAAATCAAAAATCTACTACTACTAATGTATTATCAATCTTTATTGATGCAAATAATAAGGCCAATGCACAGCATTTTGATGTGGATGGTGTAGCGGCATTAAGTACAACTGTTTTGACAACCAATACTTGGTATCATATAGTCGGGGTTTTTACAAGTGATTCTTCAAGAACTATTTACGTAAATGGGGTTTCGGAAAATACAAATACAACAGTTCAATCCGCAATGACTGGATTAGATTACACATCTTTTGGTTATATTGCTTGGACCACTAATATTCAGTTTTTTAATGGAAATATTGATGAAGTAGGTTTTTTTAACACCAATTTAACCGCAGCACAAATAACTGAAATATATAATAATGGCAAGCCCAAAGACTTAAAAAAACATAGTATGGTAAATAATCTTGTTAGCTATTTTAGAATGGGAGATAAATCAACATGGGATGGAACAAATTGGACATTAGTGGATCAAAAAGGAACTAATAATGGAACAAGTGTGAACATGGAATATAATGACAGGAGTCTTGATGTAAAATTATAATGATAAAAAATAAATTTTTAACTTAATATTTATAAATAAAATAATAACATGGTAGAAAATCTATATAAAATATTACCAATAACATCTGTTAGGCCAGAATGGTTTGGTGTTGCTACTGTTGAAAAATCATTAGAAAATTGTAGAAAAAATAATGATGGAACCAAGGTTATATTGAAAATCCCAGTTGGAGTCAAAGATATTAATGATGTTCCTGACAAATGGAAACAAGATTTTATAAACAGTTCACCTTTTATGAATCATTCTCAAATTTTAATTGAAATGAGTAAACCTGAATGGGTCTCTAATATGATTTAATTAATTTTTAAAAAAAATAAACATATATTTATAATAAAATATAAACTTTTTTAAACTTACGTATATTTATAATAAAAAAATAAGAAATAAAAAATAATAATATTTAAATAAAAAATTATGAACGACAAATCACAAAATTCAGAAAAAATAGTAGGAAAAGAATACTATGACAGATTAAGGGTTTTATCTGGAATACCACTGAAAGAAGAAAAAGAAAATAAAGATAATACAAAAACTGTTATAAAAGAAGGTATTATTAGTTCTCCAGAACTTATAAAAGATTCTATTAAAAAAGCATGGGGTAAAAATTATTCAATACTTCGTGAGAATCATAAATATTTTATCAAGACAGCCACTGGAACTAAAAAACCTGAACAATTAGACGAATCAGATTTTACATATATTGGTGGACTTGGAAATAAACTTAAATATAGATATGATTCATTGGCTGAGGCACAAAAACAACTTAACTTTATAATGAAATCTCTTAATGAAGCATATAATTGGGTTAGCCCAGACACAATGGTAAAAGAACAAGTAATTGGTGGTGAAGAAGAAAAACCAGATGAAGAAGAACCTATTGCTGAACCAGAAACAGAAGTATCGCCAGAAGCATCTGCAGGGGTGGAAGAACCTGTTGGTGATAATATTCCATCAGCAGAACCAGAAGGTGGAGTTGCTCCAGATGCTGGTTTGGATGAACCATTAGCAGAACCAGAAGTGTCAGCAGAACCAGAAGTTTCTGATGATTTGGGTGATGATTTAGGTGATGATTTAGAAGATGATCCAGTTCAATTAATTCAATCATTAAAAGGAAAATTGGCACAAAAAATAAGGATGACCGAATTAACACCAGAAGCAACCAAGGACGTTTTAAATACTATTATATCCGCTCTTGATTTACAACAAGTGGATCCAGATGATAGATTATCAATAGCAAAAAAAGTTAGAAAGGGTGGTTCTGTAGAAAAAGAAGTAGAACTCCAAGAAGATTTTGGTGATAAATCAAAAGGAACACAAACTGTTGGGAAAGGAAAAGTTACAAGTACGGCTGGTGGTGGAACTACAGAAAAGAAAAAAGGTGAATTTGGTAAATCTGCCAAAGGAACTCAGTCAATGGGTAAGGGTAGATTAAAAGCAGAAAGTGTTGAACTTATTGAAAAATTGGTAAAGGAATCATTGCTCAAATATAGAAAACCTGTTGTTAATCAACAACCTGTTAAAAAAGTAGTTTCTGAAAATAAAAATAGAACTTTTACTTCAGAAAGGTCAGATTTAAAAAGGATTGAAAATCTTATTGAATCTGTTCTTAAAAAAAAAGCCTAGCGCTAAGCAACAAATAAAGGAAAGTATTGCCCCAAACGAAATTCTTACAATGTTTGAATTTGCAATGGCAATGCTTGGAGTTGGTGGGTTAGCATTTGCTGCATTTTTAACATCTGGAGGTTGGGGGGCCACAAAACGAATAGCTGTTAATTTATTTAAAAAATTAGGAAAAATAGATAGTGCTCGTAAACTAGAGACTGCTGATGATTCGGCTATACAACAAGCCATTACCCAAATAAAACAAAAAACAAAATAACCCTAAATCCAATATAAGATATAAAACTGAAAAATATAAATTTTATTAAATTTATATTACCTTTCATCTTTATTTTTTTTGATGTTACCCACTCTTCATTTGGTGTTACCCACAATATTAAATTATACATTAAAAAAAACAATAAACAAAAAATTCCCAAATATATGTGATTTAAATAAAATGAAAGGAACATTAAAAAAAACATTATTATTGCCATTCCCTGTACATTAGATTTTACTTTATTTAATGATACAAGAAATAAATGAATATTTTTCATTGTCTTTAAGTTTTAATTATTAAATAAATACCATTTCATAATACAAAGGTAAGTAAAATAAATGACATTTTCAAGTAAAAAATGAATTATTTTTAAAATAAATAGATATTTATAATAAATGAGTGAAACATTAACAAAAAATTATTTAAAGAAATTTTATAATTTATCAAATTATGACCTTTCAGGTGAAATTATAAAAGAAGAAAAAGAATTGCTTGAAGAGGGTTGGCTGGGAAGAATTGCTGGTCTTTTGGGTATTACCGTTGCCTCATTTAGTTCAGCACTTTCTCAAAAAGTGGATATACAACAATTATCAAATAAGGTTGATTATGAAACGTTAAATAAAATTGAAATGGCAATGAAAGATCCATCAGTTGAACAAAAACTCAATCAACTTGGAATTCCTGATAATAATATTCAAAGAACAATAAATAGGTTGGAAAAAACAAAAAAAGTTAGTGGGATTAAGGAAAAACAAGTTTTAAACGATGAACAATTAGTAAATTTATTAAAACAAGGATGGAATTTAACAGGAGTACAAACTGACACAATAATTAATACCTTTCAAACAATTACTCCAGAAAGTGATATAATACAATACACACATACCTTAAGCGATAATGCATTTTTTGCTAGCGGGGGGCACGCATTAAATAATCAAGAAATTCAAAAATTAACAAATACCATAGATTCATTACAACAACAGGGAAATGTTTTATTAAATATTTCAATAGAATCCTCAACTGATAAACAAGGACTTTCAATTAATCTTCAGAATAAATTAGAAGATTTGAGATATTCAAAAGATAATAATGGGTTATCCAAAATAAGAAATGATCAAATAAAACAAATATTAATTAGTAAAGGAATTGATGATAGTTTAATAGGTCAAGTAATATTATCAGAACAAGGAACACAAATAATTGATAAAAATGCAAGGTATGTTAAAATTAGATTTAATATATCTTATCTTCCAGAAACCCCCCCACCAGGACCAAAAATAGATACTACATATAAACAAACATATAATTTAATATATTTATATTCTAAACAAAAATCACCAAAATCACCAAAAATTAAAATACCTTCTTGTAAAATTAAAATAAAATTATTTAATAAAAAATCTATTTGTCCTGCTTACCAATAGCCATTGAAAGTAACGTATATATTTATATTATCTATATCTGTTACTAGAGTATTAAAACTATTAACATAATAATATTCATATTCAATAATTGAATTTGAACCATATTTAATATTTTCATTCAATAAAAATTCATTGTGAAGTTTTGAACTAATCCAATTTTTCAATATTTGATCTACAATAAATTCATTCATTTTTAAGATTGATGCAAAAAAAACATTTTCACCCACAAAAACATCCCCTTTTAAATAATATTTAGTTCTATCTGTGGGAGATTTTAATTTTTTAATTCCCCTAACATTTTTATTTTCGGCATGACCCAATAGTATCCACATATCATTATTTTCATAAACCGTATCATTTGGAATTTTATTCAAATTAACTAAATAATTTGAATGATGTTCAGATGCTTTAAATAAATCATTATCCCAAATAAGTTCATTTAATCCTTTTGATACTCTGTATTCATTAATTTTTTCAAATAATAAGGAATCATATTTGGTTTGTGAGAATAGATTAAACCAAATAAAAGTTAAAAATAATATCATTATAAGTTTTTTCATAATACAAAGATAAGTAAAATATTTGACATTTCCAAGTAAAAAGTGAATTATTTTTAAAATAAATAGATATTTATAATAAAATAAATATTATATAACATGGAACTATTGGTTAATAAAAATGTTAAAAGCATATAAATATAGAATTTATCCAACAAAAGAACAAAAAATTCTGATAGAAAAACATTTTGGATGCTGCCGGCTCGTTTTTAATCTTGCATTGGAAATAAAGCAATATGCTTATAAAACACAGCATAAATATTTATCTTCTTTTGATTTATGTTATCAACTTCCTGATTTGAAAAAAGAATTCACATGGATTAATGAAATTGATAGTCAGGCATTACAGTCAAGCATTAAAAAACTTGATATCGCCTTTAAGAATTTTTTAAAACACGGAGCAGGCTTTCCAAAGTATAAATCAAAGGACAATAAACAAAGTTTTCAATGCCCCAATAATACACGCAGGATAAACTGGAAGGAAAATACTTTGGATTTGCCTAAAATAAAAGGGATTCCTATTGTATTATCAAGAACATTTAAGGGAAAAATAAAAACAATTACTATAAGCCGGACACCAACATATAAGTATTTTGCTTCCATTTTGGTAGATACAAATATTGTTATTCCAGAGAAACCACAAATAACAGAAAACAAAACATTAGGTATTGATTTAGGTTTGAAAGATTTTGCAATATTGAGCAATGGGGAGAAATTTGCTAACCCTAAATTTTTGAAAAACAATATTGAACGATTAAAAGTTTTACAAAGAAGAGCAAGCAAGAAAATGAAGGGAAGTCAAAACAAGAAGAAAGCAAATTTAAGAGTTGCTATTAAACATGAAAATATAAAAAATAAACGGGATGACTTTCTGCACAAATTGTCTTCACGACTAATCTGCGAGAGCCAAGCAGATACATTTGTGTTTGAAAATTTGTCATCTCAAAATATGATGGCTAATCATAATCTGGCACAAGCAATCAGCGATGTGAGTTGGGCCAAACTCGTTGAGATGATGAAATATAAAGGGGAATGGTATGGAAAAAATATTTTATTCATTGACCGATTTGCGCCAAGCAGCAAGACTTGTTCTAATTGCAATTTTGTTAATGATAAATTAACATTATCAGATAGAGATTGGCAATGTATTGTATGTGGCGTAACCCATGACCGGGACATCAATGCAGCAAAAAATATAAAGTTCATGGGATTAAAGAAAGTAAAGATATGGGATTAAAAAAAGCAGGGATGCGGATGCCCGAAGTGCCTGTGGAGTTGCCAACATTGGCTGGAACTATGAAGCAGGAAATTGGTTTTTCAATTAAACCAATAATTTCGAAAGAACAATTACGTCTTGTTTTTGTAAATAAAATAGGATTGGATGTTTATGGTAAAACAATATATGAGTTTGTTTTTTCAAATAATGATATAACTAAAGTAACGGGGGAAGATTGGAATAATTATCCTGCCAATGGAGAACCCCAACCGCCTAATAAAAAATATATTGAGGATGTTGGTTCAATTAAAACAGACAAATTTGAATTGGATGTAATTCAAGATTCTGGGTTCTTTGGAATGTGTGATGCACAAGATGGAATAATTGCATTGGCATGGGAAATAAATAAAAGTGATAATGAAGATGATATCAATGAAACAGATAAAAGATTAATATTTCATTACGGAGAATTGGAATCATCAGTAAATGATAAATTATATTCAAAGGACATTCAATTGGAAAGTATTAATAACAAATAAAATTAAAAATATGGAAAAAACAATTAAATTAACAGAAAAAGAAGTAAAAAATATTCTTGAAAAAGAATTAAATAAAAATAATAATGAAAATATTGATGAGATTGTATCAATTGATTCAGAAACAGCAGAAAAAGACCCAGATTTAGTTAAAAAATTACAAGATAAAATAGGTAATGAAGATATTATTCAAATAAAAGAAGAACAAATAATAAAATTAATTAAAAATCATCAAAATCCAAAAATATCAAAAAATAAATTATTGGAAACTTTAAATTTAAAATAAATGAATAATAATAATAATAATAATAATAGTAAGATACAATTGGAGGTGTTGGGACTATCATATAATCAAAACATGGGAAATAGTTACACATTAATATTACAAGAATCAAAAGGTAATAGAAAAATACCAATTGTTATAGGAGAATCAGAGACACAATCAATTATAATGGTTCTTGAGGGTGTTATGACTCAAAGACCGATGACTCATGATTTATTTGTTAAATTATGTTTGGAACATAATATTGAAATGGATGAGATTCTAATTTATAAATTAGAGGAAGGTGTATTTTATTCCAAATTAATATGTAAAGATATTATGAACAATGTTAAAGAAATTGATTCAAGAACATCTGATGCTATTGCATTAGCACTACGATTTGAATGTCCAATATATATAAATGAAGATATTATGGATATTTCAAGTATTGATATTGGTGATGATAATAAAAAAATTGAGATATCTGATTTACCAGAATATAATAAAAAAGAATTAGAAAAAAAATTAGAGGAGGCAATTAGAATAGAGGACTATGAAAGTGCCAGCACTATAAGAGATATTATAAATAAAAAAAGAAAAAATTAAGTGGGTAGGACATCAAAAGAAAATAGAATTGTTGAATTTGCAAAATGTATAAAAGACCCATCATATTATGCTGAAACTTTTTGTCAGACATTTGATATGACAAAAGATAAAAATGTCCCATTTAAAATGTTTAGAAGACAAAGGGAATTAGTACAAAATTGTATTAATAATAGATATAATATTATTAAAAAACCAAGGCAAGCTGGGGTTACAACATCCATTTCTTTATTTGCTGCATGTTATATGATGTTTCAAGAGAAAAGAAAAGTTATGATTGTTGCCAACAAACAGGACATGGCATTTGAAATGTTAAAAAAAATAAAAGAATTCATACATTTTGCTCCTAGTTGGATGGGAATTAATTTAACAAGAATTGCTCAGGGTATATTAGAATTAAATAATGGTAGTCTTGTTAAGGCATTTGCAACTTCAGAAGATGCTTTGAGGGGATTTACTCCAACTTTACTAATTATTGATGAGGCAAGTAATATTAGAGATGGTGCTGAATTTTGGGGTGCTGCACACCCTTCACTTGCAAGCGGGGGGAAATGTATTATATGCAGTACTCCAAGGGGAATGGACGAATTTTATTGGGCAATATATGATGCAGCTTTAAATAATAAAAGTAATTTTTATATAAATGAATTTAAGTGGTATGAAGATCCAAGATATAATGATAAATTAAAATGGACAAAGGGTGATTTAATTATTGATACGTGGTTAAAAACAAAAGTAAAAGATGAAGATTACGAAGTATTTGAAAGATTAGAAGAAAAAGGATTTGAGCCAACTTCTCCCTGGTTTGAAGATCAATGCAGGGAATTAAATTATGATAAAAGACGAATTTCACAAGAATTGTTGGGAAAATTTATTGGTTCTGGCGATAATGTTATTGATGAAAAAGATATTAATTTTCAAGAAAAAGAAAATGTAATGCCACCGATAAGAAGTGAGGGATTTGATGGAAATGTATGGATTTGGAAAGATCCAATTCCAGATCATCAGTATATTTTGGGATGCTTACCACCTGGAGAAAAAGTATTGACAAACGAAGGATTAAAAAATATAGAGGATATAAAAATTGATAATTTACTTATAGATGAAAATGGAAATTTTACTAAAATAAAAAATATTCAAACAACAAAAAATATAAATGATGAATTATATGAATTTAAATTAAGTAATGTTTGTAGAAAAACAATTTTTACTAGAAATCATCCAATATTATCAAGTATAAATACCGAACTAAAAAGAAATTGGAAAAGGAAGCATCCAGAACATAAATTTGGAAAACGATATTGGGATTTTAATTTCAATTTTATTAATTCAGAAAATTTAAAAATTAATGATTGGATCAAATATCCTAATTTATATTATAATAAGGATTTAACTGATAATGAAATATTATCAAAATGGGATAAATATAAAAATATTGGTAGAACTGATTTTAAAATTAAAAACCCATTATTAGAAAAAGACTTTTGGTGGTATGTTGGGATATGGTTGGCCGAGGGGTGGTATTTAAAATCTAAAGCAGTTGAAAAAAGTAAAGGTTTATCAACTTGTCATAATATAAATGAAAAAATATTTGCATATAAAATAAAATTTTTGTGTGAAAAAATATTTAATAGAAAAGTAAATATAAGAGATAGAGAATCTGTAGTATATACACAATTTAACTCATTACAATTATATAGTTTTTTTCTTGATAATTTTAGTGAATACGCCCATAATAAAAAATTACCTGAATGGGTAAAATATTTACCTAAAAAATATAAAATAGAAATTTTAAAAGGATATTTTGATGGTGATGGGTGTTGGTCAAAAACATATAAAAACAATAAAGGTTTTTCTTTTATAGCATTTGTCAGTGTTTCTTTAGAATTATTAGAGGGAATTCAAGATCTATTATTTTCATTAGGAATTATTTCCGCATTAAAAATATTGAGAAAGGGGGGGTTTTGTATTATTGAAAATAGAAAATTTAAAACTAAAATAACATACGACTTAACTTTAGCACATTATGATAGTTTACAATTAGTTAATATGTTTAATATTAAAAAATATAATCATGTAAATATTAATGATTTTGAAATTAGAAATGAAAGAATTATTTCTGGTACTTTAATCAGTAAAGATAATAAATGGATTTATCACAAAATAAAAGAAATAAATAAAATACCTTATAATGGAGATGTTTATAATTTTGAAACAGAATCTCACACTTTTTTATGTAAAAATATAACAACACATAATTGTGATGTATCAAGGGGTGATAGTAGTGATTTTAGTACAATTTGTATAATAGATTTACATGCTGGAGAACAGGTAGTGGAATATCAGGGAAAAATAACACCTGATTTTTTTGGGGAACTTATATATGATTATGCAAATAAGTATCAAGCATATACAATAATTGATGTAACTGGTGGAATGGGGGTTGCCCCAATTCTAAAATTAATAGATATGGGATTTGATAAAAAATTACTTCATTATGATAATCCCAAATCCAGATTAATACAAGAAAAGTTGGGCAGATTTAAAAAAGGAGATAAATTACCAGGATTTAATATAGGAGCAAATAGAAATATGACCATAATGGAATTTGAAAGACAAGTTAGAATGGGTGAGATAAAAATTAGATCAAAAAGATTAATAAATGAAATGAAAACTTTTATTTGGAAAAATGTTGGACCAAATGTCAGCAGACCAGATCATATTTCTGGAAAAAATGATGACCTTATTTGGAGTATATCAATGCCACTTTTTATTTCTCAAACAACATTTAAAAATCTTAAAAGATATAATGAACAAACAAAAGCAATGTTGAGTAGCATGACATCTGATTCAAATCAATATAAGGATACAATAACACCACAAACAGGATATATGGGGAGAAATGATACAAAATGGGCATATCAAGAATATGGGTGGTTATTTAAAAAATAAAATAATTTATGAATATATTAATAACAGAAAGTCAATTTAAAAGATTAATTGAAAACATTATTGATGAAAGTAATAATGATATTAAAACACAAGAATTCATTGATATATTAAATCAGGAAAATATTCCTTATGAAATAAAAAATAATAAAATTATTATTGGTGGTGATAATAATATAAATTCTGAATTAATAACATATATTCCAGATAATGTTGAATTTAATAATGGTGATGATGTAGATTTAGATTATCTTAAAGAGATGGGAAATAATATTAAATTTAATAATAAAGGTTATGTAAATATAGATTCCCTTGATAGGGTAGGAAATAATATTCTATTTAATAATAAAGGTTATGTGGCTTTAGATTCAATTATATGGTTTAGCATTAATTCCGTTAATTTTACAAATAATGTTAAAGATGTATATTTTGGAAAAGAATTATTCTGGGGAAATGAATTCCCTTATCAGATATATAATATTAAAGGAAATTTTAAAATGTGGGATGATAAAAAAGGTGATTATAAAATAATAAAATAATTTATGAAAAATTGGGCTTTTCTCAAACTAACATATATTTATAATACATAACATATATATAAAAACATAAAATAAATAACCATGGGACAAACAATCTTTAATGAAATTAATAATATAGATTTTGATTTAAAAAAAATCAAATTACAAGTTCTTATTACGGATAATCTTGAAAAAAAAATGAATAAAAGAATATCTGAATTGTCATTGGAAAAGGGAACAAAACCTAAACCAGTATCTACCTATGTGAGAGAATTAATTGAAAATGATTGTGAAAATAAATAAGTTTTTTAAATAATATAAATATTTATATAAAATATGGCAGAACAACAAAAAACTACTTTATATCAACGACTTACAAAACTCTTTGGAACAGGTGGCCAACCTGTAATTGATAAAAAACCTTCAATATCAGCAAAAGAATTATTGACAGCGACTTCTGCCGAAGAACTGATGTTAAAAAAATTAGCAGCCCAGCAATCACAATATTTGGGAAATCAATTTGAGAAAATAACATCCAATTTATATCAACAATCAGTTTATTATGAAACAACAAGACTTGCAAGTTATGCGGATTTTACGGCCATGGAACATACCCCAGAAATTGCGGCCACTTTAGATCTTGTATCTGAAGAAAGCTGTCTAGCTGGGAATAGTACTATAAGATTATTAGATGGAACTAACCCAACAATAAAAAAATTATATAAAGAAAATAAAAAAAATTTTTGGATATATTCTTATGATACTAATAATAATAAATTTATTCCATCTAAAGCAGAGAAAGTAATTTATAAAGGCATTCAAGATATATATTTGATTAAATTAGACGATGATACAAAAATAAAATGTACTGGTAATCATAAATGGTTAGGGAAAGATAATAAGTGGATAGAAACACATGATTTATATAAAGGATATTTTTTCATTAATCATAAGGTTATTTCTATAAAATATATGGGAAAAGAGAAAGTATATGATGTTGTTAATTCTGGTAAATTTAATAATTTTGGGGTTAAGTGTAATAGTGGGATGATTATAAGTCATAATTGTACGCTCTCAGAATTTGGTAAAATGTTACAAGTATTCTCTGATAGTAAAAGAGTTAAAACAATTCTTGAAAATTTATTTTATAAAACTTTAGATATTAACATTAATTTACCAGCATGGACAAGAAATACATGTTTATATGGCGATAATTTTATTTATCTTAAATCAGAAATTGGAAAGGGAATTGTTGGGGTTAAACAACTTCCAAATATTGAAATAAGAAGAGAAGAGAGTTCGATTACTGATCAGAAAAATATGATTAGATTTATTTGGCAAGGAAAAAGTATGGAATTCACGGCCTGGCAAATTGCTCATTTTAGATTATTGGGGGACGATAGAAAATTACCTTACGGAAATTCTTTTTTAGAAAAAGTAAGGAAGATATGGAAAATGTTGATATTAGCAGAAGATGCAATGCTTGTCTATAGAATAACAAGAGCACCTGAAAGGCGTGTATTTAAAATTGATGTTGGAAACTTAGATGATAAAGATGTTGAGCCGTATATTCAAAGAGTTGCTCAAAAATTTAAAAGACAGCCGCAAGCTGAAAATACTGGTAATTTTACAGGACAAGTAGATATGAGATATCGAACACTTCCAGTATGGAAAAATACTCCAATCCCATTATTGGATGGTAGAACAATAACAATAGAAGAATTATCAAAGGAATATGAAGAAGGAAAATATAATGAGGTCTATTCTATAAAAGATAATACACATGAAATTGTTCCTGGAAAAGTTATTTGGTGTGGTAGGAATTATAAAGCAAATAAATTAATTAAAATTTGGTTGGATAACAAAACATGGATAATGTCTGCACCAGAACATCCATTTATTTTAAGAGATGGTTCACATAGTAGAGCAGATAAATTATGTTCTGGTGATAAATTAATGCCATTTAGACATGTTAAAATTAAAATAAAATATACAGAAGAAATTTATGAACCAGATGATGTATATTGTATGACTGTTGTTGGACCAAATGGAGAAAATAATAGACATAATTTTGCTGTTTGCTCTCTTAATAAAGATGAAAACTATACGAGAAAGGGTGTATTTGTTAAGAATAGCACGGATGAAGATTTTTTCTTACCAACAAGACAAGGTGGAGGAGATACAGAAATTGATACATTACCTGGTGCAAGCAATTTATGTCTTTCATTAGATACAAAAATTCCTCTATTAGATGGTAGAACATTAAAATTAAAAGAAATTATCGAAGAGTATAAAAATAATAAAGATTTATGGGTTTATAGTTGTAATCCAAATACTGGTGAAATTATTCCAGGGATCATTTCATGGGCGGGAATTACAAGAAAAAATGCTCATGTTTTAAAAATTACGTTAGACAACGGAAAAGAGATTATATCAACACCGGATCATAAATTTTTAACAAGGGATGGACTAAAAAAAGAAGCAAAAGATTTAGAAATAAATGAATCTTTGATGCCGTTTCATAGAAAAAAAGAAAAAATAAGTAAAAATTCTAGTGACTATGAAATGATTTGGGATAATTCAAAACAAAAATGGATTTTTATTCATAGAATGGTTGGTAGTTATATGAAAGATAAAAATTTACATAATGAATTAATACATAATAATAAATTTATAAATGAAAATAAAAATATTATTCATCATAACAATATGAACCGATTTTGCAATAATCCTAGCAATTTATATTTTATGAGTAGAAATGATCATATAGATCTTCACTGTGATTTTAATAATAATTTATTAGAGTGGAATAAAAATCCAATTAATTTAAAACAAAAAGGAAAATTAATAAGTAAAACAAAATCAGATCCAGAACGTAAAAAAATATATTCAAAAAACGCTAAAAAATTATGGGAAAATAAAGAATATAAAAATAAAGTATTTAGCAAACCACAAAAAATTATATTTACTGATAAGTTATATTCAATATTTTTTGATACTTTTAAATTATATGGCAGAAGTGATTTAACTCTTGAAAAATTAAATTCTAATAAAATCTTTATGCATGAATTTATATTGTCAAATTCAAATATTCGTAGCTCGATGACCAATTTATCAGAATTTACTCATAATCATGTAGATAAAATGGTTAAAGAAAAAGGATATAAAAATTATCGAGAATGGGTTAAAAAAACTTCTGATAATTTGGGATATAAAAATGTTAATTCTTGGAGATATTATATTGCTAAAGAAAATAAAACAGGAAAATATACTACTCATAGATTTTTAGAACAAGATTACTATAATCATAAAATTACTAAAATTGAATGGTTGGAAGAAAAAATTGATACTGGAACAATTACCGTAGATGGAGAACATAAATATCATAATTTTCATACTTTTGCAGTAGAATCTGGGGTGTTTATATATAATTCTGAAATTGCAGATATAGAATATATCCAGCGTAAATTATTCACAGCAATGAGAGTTCCAAAGGCATTTCTTGGTTTTGAGGAAGCAATTGGTGAAGGAAAAAACTTGGCACTTCAAGATATAAGATTTGCTCGTACAATTAATCGTATTCAACAATCAATGATTCAGGAATTAAATAAAATCGCCATTATCCATTTATATATGTTAGGATTTGAAGAGGAACTTGACAATTTTACTTTAACACTAAATTCCCCATCAACACAGGCAGAGATGTTAAAGATTGAACAGTGGAAAGAAAAAGTATTATTATATAAGGATTTGGTATCATTAAATGATACAGGATTTGCTGCAACGTCAATGACATGGGCCAAAAAGAATATTCTTGGTTTCTCTGATGATGAAATTATATTGGATCTTAAACAACAAAGAGTGGAAAAGGCTGCAGGAAAAGAAAATGAAGCGCCAGAACAAATTATTCATACAGGATTATTTGATGCTTTGGATAAACGTTATCAACAAAAACCAGGGGAAGAAGCACCAGAAGGTGGTGAAGGTGGCGCACCTGGCGAATTACCAGGTGTTGGTGGAATGGGTGGGGGTGAAGAATTACAACCACCAGGTGGAGGGCCAGGAGGTGGTGGAATGCCAGAACTTCCTGAATTAACTGAAGAAAATAAAATTAATATATTGGAAAGTGAAGATAAGGAACAAGATTCAAAATATAAAATATTGAATGATGATTCTAAAGTATTAAATGAAGATTTAAAAACAATGTTTGAATCTTTGGATGAAACGTTAAGTGAAAATAAAGAGATTATTATAAAAAAAATTGAAGATGATGAAAAAGAGTAAATAATTTAAGGTAATTTAGATTTAAGTTTTTCAGCAAGTTCATAATCTTCATTTTCAACTGCTTTTCTAATTTGCTCTTCAATGGTTGATTTATCAATAATTATTTCACTACCATTAAATAAAGTGCTGGGTTCAATATAATGTTCCCATCCCTCATCCCACAAATCAACTGGTAATTTAATTAAGTAATTTTCACCAAATATTTTTAACTTTTATTTATAAATATATAATTTATTTTCCATAAAGTCAAACTTTTCAATGTATCAGCATATTTATATATGTCTATGAGACAAAAATATTATGCAACTTGTTGAACAACATTTAATCAAAAATACATCAGAATCATTTAAGGAATGTGAAGATGTTTGTTTTAAAACAAAAAACTTATACAATTATTCTTTATATCTAATCAGATAAGCATATATTAAAGAAAATAAAAATATTATTTTTGATTTATATCATCATATAAAGAAACATGAATCTTATAGCGCCTTACCAAGGAAAGTTTCATCCAATGTTTTGTTAATGGTACAGAAGAATTTTAAATCATTTTTCAAAGCATTAACATTATATCAAAAAAACCCAAATAAATTTAAAGGAAGACCTGGTTTACCAAAATATTTGGATAAACAAAAGGGAAGATACATTGCTTGGTTTACAAATCAAGCCGTATCAAAAAAAGTATTTAAAAAAACAGGAAAAATTAAACTTTCACAATGTAATATAGAATTTAAAACAAAATTAAAATCTTTTGAGGAAATTGATTGTGTCAGAATTGTCCCAAAAAATAATCACCATGTAATTGAGGTGGTTTATACAATAGTAACACCAGAAAAATTAACGGATAATAACAAATATGCAGCAATTGATTTGGGTGTGAATAATTTAGCAACGATTGTATCAAATGTTAAAAAATTTAAACCATTAATTATAAATGGAAAACCATTAAAATCCATTAATCAGTTTTACAATAAAAAGAAAGCACATTTGCAATCTGTTAATGAAATAAGACATAAAATAAAAACAAGCAGACAAGTACAGAAACTTGATTTAAAAAGACAAAATAAAATCAATCATTATCTTCATGTTTCCAGCAAATTAATTGTTAACATTCTCAAAGAAAATAATATTAATACTTTGATTATAGGGAAAAATGATAATTGGAAACAAGAGGTGAATATTGGAACAAAAAATAATCAGAATTTTGTCAGCATACCACACAGTAGATTTATAAATTTTATCAATTATAAATGCGAAAAAGAAGGTATAAATGTTATAACTAAAAATGAAAATTATACATCTAAATGTTCCTTTTTGGATTTGGAAACGATCCGAAAGCATAAAATGTATAAAGGAAAAAGAATCAAAAGGGGTTTATTTATTTCTTCAGAAGGAAGAAAAATAAATGCTGATGTGAATGGTAGTTATAATATGTTAATAAAAGTAATTCCAAACGTCTTTGACAATGGAATAGAGGGTGTCGGAATTCATCCAAGGGTCATAAAAATCCTGAAGTGAAAAATATTTATATATTTTCACCTATTCTTTCAATATTCTTCCAATGCAACTTGTTGTGGATATATTGTTATCAATTTTTCTTGCCAGTTCATTTCTTAAATTTTGAAGGGATTTCTGTGTGTATCCCATCGAATCATAATAAATTTTTGTTTTCATTGTTTTTAAGTTTTGAATATTAATTAATAAATTTTATTATTCTATCGTAATAAATTCAGGACTTTGAAATTTAGACCATTGGCACACATCTTTGTAAAATTCAAAATAGTTATCTTCAATAAACCATTTTGCCTGTTGTAAAGTCCTGAATTGACCAAGCACTTTCAATATAACGTTTCCGCTTCTTAATAAGATTATTTTGTTTTTCATAACATTTTTATTGAAGTTTAATTTCATGGTATTTTAATTTCACAGTACAAAAATAAGTAAAATAAATGACATTTCCAAATAAAAAATTAATTATTTTTAATCTACTGGTGAGAAAAAATCTGCATTATCAGATGCTTCACTTCTTAATAGATCAACATATTTTCTATCTTCATCAGATAAATTGTTATACCATTTTACTATTTTTAATTGGGTTAGTTCATCTAATTTTGATTTAAAGAAAAATAGACCACTACCATTTATTAAAAATTTATCTTTTTTTGTTACTTCCATTTTTGTTTTCATTGTTTTTAAGTTTTAAGTTAATAAATTAAGTTAATTAGAACACAAAGGTAAGTAAAATAATTGACATATCCAAATAAAAAGTGAATTATTTTTAATTATAAATATTTATATAAGAATATGAAAATAATAATAACATAAAGTCAATTTAAGAGATTAATAGAGAATATAATTAAAGAACGAGGGATAGATATTATTGATTCTGATAATTATGATGTTTTCAATGATGAGAAAGCAATAGCATTAATTATGTTTTTAAATAAAAATATGGAGGGGGATTATGGTTTGTGGGAGTTAAAACCCATTAAAACTTATTGGTCTGGCACAAATGTATATACACTTAATAATGATAGATATTATGTTGGAACTAAAGAAGAAATGATAAAATATGATGATTGGTACAGAAGAAGAGATGCAGGCAATATACCAGACCCATTAAATCAATTTTATCTTGGGAGTGAGAATCAATATGATATTTGTAAACCTTTTAATTAATAATTTTTTTCCTTTTAACTGATATTTATTAATAAATAAAATTATTATGGAAAATTTTGGTATAATTAAAGAATATGTAACTAAACAATTAACACAGTCATTATTAAATGAAAATGTGGAAAGTAATATTTTTAACAATTTTATAAAAGAAATTAAAAAGTCAGATATTTTAAAAACTCAATATGTGGTATATAGTAATCTTGAGAATAAATATATAAAAGATGAAAATAAAGCAACCAGATATATTAATGAAAATATAAATTTATTTAAAAAATTTAATTATAAAGATTTATTAAATGAAAATAAAAAATTATCTGATAAGTTTAGTAAATTATTAAAAGAAGCATATATTGATTCATCTGGTAAACTAAAGGATTTTGAATTTGATGGGTCTGATGACTCATCAAAATATTTTAAAAATCCAAATCCAGATATAATTAAAAAAGCAGAATATTATGGTTTAGTGGATATTGAAAATGAGAATTTAACACCTGAAGGTTTAATACAAAAAATGATTGAATGGGATGAGGGGGAACATGGCGTTGAAGAATATATTTATGATATGACAAAAAAAGATTTGGAAAGACAGGGATATAAAATGCCAGATTATATAAGAAGAGGAAACGTATTGGATGAAAATAAAAATAATAATCAATGTCCTTGTACTAAAAAATTATATGAAAATCTTGATATTCTAATTAAAGAATCATTAAAAGATGTTCCAGATCCAGAAAAAAAATATAATAGTTATAACAACGTTTTAGAATACGTTATGACAGAGGATACTTCAAAACAAGAAGAAGATAAATATAAACTTAAAAATGAAACTTATTTTCCTGATAAAAAAATAATTGAAATGGCAATAAATAAATTTAATGATAAATATTCATTTTTAAATGAAAATGAAAGGGAAATTTTTACTGTATTATTTAATAACGATAATAACGGAAAACAAAAGGTTTTTGAAAAAATAAAAAAGAATAATATCAATCAGATAAAAAGAAAACTAATTGAATCTTCTGATGAAAAATTATCTGATAAACTTAAACTTGTGGAAGAAAAATTATCTTCAATGGCTTATAATAAAGATAATTATATTGATGATATGGTCAAACTTAATAAACTGAGTTTGGGGTTTTAATATTTTTTAATATTAAATTTAATAAATTTTAATTTTTCATCAACACATTTTTCGCATATATGTGCTGTCCATTCTTCTAAATCTTTATTTGAACCAAACCCCCAATTTGCATGCAATTCCATACATTCAAAACCATAACCAGCTTCGCATGATTTTCCACATAAATCACATTCAATATCTTTAATTTCTTCAATTTCCTTTTTAATTTTTTTATTTATAATCATTTTTTTTAATTTTAAAATTTCTTTTAATAATTCAATTAAAATACTCTATATCTAATAAGAATGCGGTTGTTACCCCCATTAATTTTAAATGTTCTTCTACCAGATCAGTTGTTATCTTTTTGATTTCCATATAATCACACTTATATTTGGATAAAAAAATTGACCATATTCTATTATAATCTAACGCTGCATAGTTATTTTTTTTATTATATTTAATATAAAATTTATCTTTATAAATATAAAATATATAATCTGGATAGTTATTAATAGTTTCTGGTTTTAAAACTTTTAACAGTTCAACAAAATATTCTTCTTTCGACTTTTCCATAAATTATTTTAAATCCTTTTTTGTTAAACAAAACTCAAACCATTCATTATTTATAAACAAATCAGATATTGTTAAATCATTTACAAACTTATCAATAAAAAATGACAAATCTTTTTTATTATCTTTTGATACCAGTGGTAAATAATTATTTTCTGAACCTCTTTGATATAAGTTAAACTCCAGAGACATAAAACTTTTTTTATCTAATTTTATTCCAGAAGACCTTATATCAAGATCCAAAATATAAAAATCATTCCATATTTCTTTGTTAATAAGATTATTCTCTCTTATTATTTTTCTTATGTTTCTTTTAAAAGAAAAAATAACTTTATTATAATCATTATTTATTTTCTTTGGTTTAACCCATGTTGAAATAATGATATAAACACTATCTGGTGATTTATTATTTTTTACTGTCCCACTTAAACATTTTAAGTTTTCATTTAAGCATGAGATTTCTATCTCTTTTCCAGTTTTTTGGCCCATTTATCATTATTCCTTAGCTTCTTTCTTTTCTTCTTCTTCTTTTTTGATGGCCAATTTCCCAATAACTGCCTCAATTTTACTTTCTGAAACGCTTGATACTTCAAAATTGTGAGCACCCTTCAAATGTTCATGAATTTTTAATTCTGCATCAGAAACAGATTCAGCAGCAACCAAAAATTGAGATGTTGTTATTTTTTCCGTAACTCCTTTTGATTTTGAAAAAACGTCTTCTGTGAATTTAACTTTTACAAGATAATACATAATTTTTTAATTTTAATTGTTTTTTAATAATACAAAAATAGATATAATAATTTTAAAAGTCAATAGCCATCAAATGATTTTTTTTAATTTAACATATATTTATAATAAAATATAATATAAAAATAAAAAATTTTTCATTATGCCAACACTAACCAAACAAAAATCCAAAGTAGTTATTTTAAATAACAGTAATGGTACAACTAATATTTATCATAAACTGTCAAAAACAGAATTAATAAAAGAAATAATTAGTCTTAAAACAAAAATTACTTATTATGAGAGTACGGAAAAAGAAAGAAAATTAAAACAAAATAATTGTTTAAGTGAGTTGGAAAATATTTTAAAAAAATAATTGAGTATGAATTTGGATTGGCAATCGGTTTCACTTATTTTGGGAATTTTAGTAATAATTACTGGAGCATTAATAAAAATATTTAAAAAAAATGGTAAAAATATTACACCAGAATTAAAATTACCAAAAGAATTTTATGATGTTAAAACACAGGTTGGAGAACAACAAATAAGATTTGAAGAGTATGAAAAATTAATAAATGAAAAATTATCTGGATTATCAGATGATATTAAAGAATTAAAAGAAAATATTAAAGAAAGAAATGAAAAAATAGATAAATTAACTGAGACTATAATCAAATACATTTCAAAAAATTAAAAATTAAATGATTAACCCCTTTCCAAAATATATTAATGGACAACTTCAATTTGATGATGGTAGATTTTTATTAAGAGAATTTTACTCCATCCCCACAAAAGATATTGATAAAATAAAAGAACAATCCAAAATAATAACAGAATCATTTGATAAAAATAAATTATCAACTGATAGTTCCATATTTATGAATTGTATTTTACAAAAATGTGAAACAGAAAATAGAAATGGAAGATATTATCCTCGTCATATATTAGAAAGAGAAAATAATAATTATCAGGAATTAATTAAAGAAAAAAGAGCTCTTTCGCATAGTTCACATCCAGATCATAGTCTAGTTGAATTTAAAGATTCTTCTCATAGAGTGATTAAAACTTGGTGGGATGATAATACATTAATGGGCACTATTGAAATTCTTGGTTCTCCTGGATATTTTAAATTTGGAATAATAAGTTGTCCTGGAGATACAATTATTAATCTTCTTAATAAAGAAGTTAAAATGGGAATATCTTCAAGAGGTGTTGGTTCATTAGAACAACAAAATGGTAAAAATGTGGTACAAGATGATTTTGAACTTATTGCATTTGATTTGGTTAGTTCTCCTTCAACTCCAGGTGCATTCTTATATGCTGAAAATAGTGAAATGCAAGAAAATATTACAGAAGATATAAAATATAAGCCATCATTTTTAAGAATAAATAAAAAAATTAATGTTGATCCATTTTTAGAAAATTTAAATAATTTTTTAGAAAAATAAAAAAAATATACAAAAAACTGAACTTTTTTAAACTAACGTATATTTATTAAAAAATAAAGATAATATTTTACATACAATATTTATAATTTATGGCAGAAAATAAAGAAAAAAAACAGTCCATTCTTGAACAAGCCTTGTTAGAAGCAAGCGAGATTCAAAAAACGGCTGAAAGCAATGCAAAAGAAATACTGGCAAAACAAATGAGACCAGAAATTGAACGCATAGTTAAAGAATCAATAGAAAAAGAAGATTCTGTTGATGAAACAAAAATGGAAGAAAGTCATGATCAACAACCAGTTGATGAAGAAAAAAATAAAGTCAAGGAAAATGAGGACGAAGACAATGATTTAGAAGATATTGATTCTGAAAAGGTGGAAACCGATTTAGAAGATGATATTGATTCTGAAAAAATAGAGGATAAAGAACCTGAAGAAATTTCTGATGATGAAGAAGGTATAGAACAAGTTGATCTTACCAGTACTCCTGATGAAGATGTTGTCAAAGTTTTCAAAAAAATGACAAAAGATGATCAAATTGAAATTGAAAAAGATGGAGATTCGATCAAAATAAAAGATGAGGACAAAGAATATCGTATTGAATTAAGTGAATCTAAAAATAAAGGAAAACTTAATGAAGATGGTGTTTGTGAAGAATGTCCTGATAACGATTTGACAGATGATGATAGTGAAATGATTTATGAAATTGAAATAGAAGGAAAAGATAATGTTTCTGAAACTGATGGGGTATCAGAAAAAGTGACTAAAGATGAAGAATTGGAAGAAACTTTTAATGTTACTCATGCAGAAGGAAGAAATGTAACATCAAAACCCCAAAATTTCAATGTTAGAAGTAGACCAGGAGATACCAGATATAAAAAACTTTATCAGGAAGCTGCTGGAAAAAATAAGCAACTTGTTGAGAAATTTAATTCTCTAAGAGGCAAAGCAGTAAAAATTCTTAATGAAAATAAAGAATTAAAAGAGTTTCAGACAAAACTCAAAAATGCTGTTGTTGATATGAGAGGAAAACTTAATGAGGTTGCATTATTCAATTCTAATTTGGCTTATGCCAATAGAATAATGGCAGAAGAAACAACCACTAGGAAAGAAAAAATTGATATGATTCAAAGATTTGATAAAGTCAAATCTATTAAAGAATCAAAACAACTTTATAAAACACTTCTTAGTGAATTGAAAAAAGAGCCAATTAAAGAATCTGTTGAAAAGAAAATAACAAAAACTTCAGAGTCAAGCTCATCCAAACAAATAAATGAATCAAAAGTTTATTCTGATCCTCAATTAGAGAATCAAATAAAAAGGATGAAAGACTTAATGAACTATTCCACGAATGGAAAATAATTAATAATAAAACTTAAAAAATAATAACTATGGGACAAATTTTAAATTCAGGAGAAGTTGGAAATATTGGGTTGAGGCAACTCAAAGAACAACGAGAACTGATAACACAAAAATGGACTAAATTAGGTCTTTTAGAAGATCTAAAAGGTCATATAAAAGATAATATTGCTCAGTTGTTTGAAAATCAAGCATCTTACATGTTGAATGAATCAACAACCGCATCTAATTCAGGTGCGTTTGAAACTGTTGCGTTTCCTATTATACGTAGGGTCTTTTCAAAATTGCTTGCTAATGAGATTGTATCAGTACAAGCTCTTAATTTACCAATTGGTAAACTGTTCTATTTGAATCCAAAAGTATCAACGAGAGTAGATACTGGTTCAACAGGACACACATCACCGGATGGTGCTTATTCTAATGCAGCCGATTTAACAGCTGGTTCAGGAACTCAATTTGAAACTAAATCATTGTACGATAGTTTCTATGCAACCGCAAATAATGATGAGGGTACTTCTTTATTTGATAGAAGTAAAGGGGCATTCACATCAACAAATGCAGTTCTTACTGGTTCTACACCGCAATCTGGGGTAACTAAATTCAAAACATTTCAATTAACAGGATTTACAACTACAAGTGATGGTAAGTTGATTGGTCCTGCTGGTGTTCCTATGGACACTGAAGAATTTTTAGCTAGTCTAAAAGTTACGGCAGACCAAAATTTATCAGGCGGATCTGGTTTCCAAGGTTCAAGTATTACCGCAGGAGACCCAATTCCTTTCAGAGTTAAAACTCAACAATACGGAAGAGAAATTGTAAGTTCTAATGGTGTAATTGATGTTGAGATTGATTTAACATATCCAGCAGCTAATGGTTATTCGGCATTTACATCATATGTTGATCAGGCTGGTACACCTTCAGCAACTAATAAAATTTTATTTACAGCTAACTACAGAACTTATTCTGATTTAGAACAAGATTCTGAAATGGCCGAAGTAACATTTAGTCTTGATGAAGTTACGGTATCTGTAACAACTCGTAAAATGAGAGCACAATGGACACCTGAACTTGCACAAGACGTATCAGCATTCCATAATATAGATGCAGAGGCTGAACTTACTGCATTGTTGTCAGAACAAATGGCAGCTGAAATTGACAGGGAAATCCTTAGAGATCTTAGAAGAGGTGCAGCTTGGACATTACGTTGGGATTATAATGGTTTGAGAAACCAAACTACTCAGTATCACGGTACTCAGAAAGATTGGAATCAAACATTGTTAACCAAAATAAATCAAATTTCAGCTCAAATTCATAAAGCAACACTGAGAGGTGGAGCTTCTTGGATAGTTATATCACCTGAAATTTCAGCAGTATTAGATGATTTGGAATATTTCCACGTATCAAATGCTGATCCTGAACAGGACAAATATAACATGGGTATTGAAAGAGTTGGATCTCTTGGTGGAAGATATCAAGTATATCGTGATCCTTACGCTCCAGCTAACACAATGTTAATTGGACATAAAGGAAATTCGATATTGGAAGCTGGATATATATATGCTCCATATGTTCCAATGCAATTGACACCTACAATGTATAATCCATTTGACTTTAAACCAATTAAGGGGGTAATGACAAGATATGCCAAGAAAATGATAAATAACAGGTTCTATGGCAAGGTCTTCTGTGATGGATTAACAACTTTTGACCCAACTGAACTTAGATAATAAGTAAAGTAGTTCAAATTTAAACCATAAAGGGGGGTCTGGATAATAAAAATTCAGATCCTTTTTTATGTTTATTCTAATTTAAGATTGACTTTAAACGGATTATATATTATATTTGTAATATAATTTAAAAATATTATAAAAATGAAAAAAACAACAATAACGAAAGAACAGGAAAAAGAAATTGTTGCCATTTATTCTTTAACAAATATTGGAACAGAACCATTATCATTAAGGTTTAGAATTAGTAAAAAAAGAATTAATCAAATATTTAAAAACTATAATATATCAAAAAAGAAAAAAGGTAATCAAATAACAAATAATATTATAGAAATAAAAGAAAATTATAAAAAAATAAGAAGTATTTCAAGTAATAATTTTATAGTTAAGTGTAAAAAAACAAACAAAGAATTTAATGATTATAATAATAAGTCGGGAATATTAACAATTCATTTAAAAAAAATATTTCCAAACATAAAAATACCTTCAAATTATAATAAAAAATTATTTTTAAAAGAAAATGGATTTCAATGGCATGAACAATATTTTAACATTTTATTAAAAAAAGAAAAACAAACAAGAAAATGTAAATATTGTGATTGGGAGACAACAGATATCAAAAATAAAACTGGGTGTTATGAAATTCATTTAAAAAATACTCATAATAAAACCATAAATGAATTTATAAAACAATTTCCAGAAGAAATAAAATATCACCCCAACTTCAAAAAAATTAAGAAAAGAAATGAATCATTCAAAGATACAGATAGTTATATTATTTGTAAAATATGTAACAAAAAACTTAAAAAATTAACAAATACTCATTTTATTCAACATGGAGTAACTGTAAAAGAATATAAAGAAAAATATTCTATATTATCAACAAATTCTTTAAATAGTACAAAAAATCAATCAAAAATAACAACAGAATATAATTTAAAACATGGGACGACATTTCCCAATAAAAAATCTTCATATGAAATTGATTTTGAAACAAAATTAAAAAAAATAAATATTAAATATATAACACCATTTATATATAAAGGAAAGAAATTTGATTTTTATTTGCCAAAAATAGATACGGTTATTGAGATTGATGGGGAAGTATTTCATAAAAATTATTTAGAGAACTTAACAATAAAAACAATTCAAAACTCAATAAATGACTATAAAAAATCTAATTTAATCGGATATGATTTTAAATTTTATAGGATAAGATATAATAAAAATGAAATTTTTAATTCAGAAAATGAATTAATCAATTTAATTATAAATAATTCTTATACTCCAAATTATTCAATTTCCTATAACCAAAAAATAATATTAAAAGAATATTTCAAAAATTATATTGAAACAAAGGGAAAATCAAAATTGGAAAAATATATTCCTCTTTTATTGAAATTTATAAGAACATTTCATTCAGAGTTTCCATATCCAGAAAATAATGATAATTTAAATGATATTATTAACACTATTAAGAATTATGATTTGTCCAGGGTATATGATGAAAACACCAACACTTTTAGTAATATTTGTTATTCAATAGGAAATACATACTTAAAATCATTATTTAAATCATACTGGGATTGTAACTATAAAGGAAATGAATCACCAATTCATGCATGGAACAACGATACCACAATGAAAAGAATTATAAAATATAGAATTGGATGTAATGATTCTAATGAAATATTTGATTTTTCACTAAAAAACCTAATAAAGGGTTTATCTGCCAACAGAAATACAATATCATTTTTTAAACCTATATTAGCAGCTTCAATATATAATCATTATTTGCCAAAAAACATTGAAAACCCTATAGTTTTTGATCCTTGTTGTGGATTTGGTGGAAGAATATTGGGGTTTAAATCTTTGTTCCCACATGGAAAATATATTGGATTAGAACCAAATAAAAAGATATATGGCGAATTATCAATACTATCTTCAAAATTTGAAGATAATAATGAGTTATATAATTGTAAATTAGAAGATTTTAATAAAAATATAAAATATGATATTTGTTTTACAAGCATTCCTTATTTTGATTTAGAGAATTATAATAATTATTTTGATTATAATTCATATAGTCAATGGAAAAAAGAATTTATTGATAAGTTACTAACCTATAATAAGTTAATTATTAATATGTCAGAAGAATTATGTAATAAATTGAATTTAAATAAATATATTGATTCTTATATAATAAAATCTCAATCTCATTTTGGAAATAAGGAAAAAGAAGTTATGATAAAATTAAACTTTTCATAACTAACAACTATTTATATAAAAAAATAATTAAACTTAATAAATTATGCCACTATTTACAGATATTTGTGGGGCGGTAGATCAATTTGAAAGTACGATTGCTAATGAAATTGCCACAATGACTACTCATGCCCAATTTTTAACAGCTGCTGACAATATGTCAAGTGGGAAAACTGATATGAATCTTCAATTATCAGGTACACTTGGTACTCATGTGACTAGATTATTAATTGACAGACTAACACTGGTTGAAGCAGATATGAGAAGGTTTTCTACAATGAAGGGTCTTGCTCAAAATATTAATCAAGTTCATGAAGTTTTAAGAGAGCATGCCAAAATTACGGCAGCAATTATCAGGGGTGGAACAAGATGTGCAAATGGAAGTGGGACTTCTGCTGCTGATCAAAGATTTTATAAAGATACCATATTTAAAGAATTTGGCAGGTAATTAAATAATTTTTTTAATTAATCTATTGACTTTTTAGAATATTTTATTTATCTTTGTATTTATAATAATATAATGAAACAGATAACGACATATTTTGGTGGAAATGGTGATGGCACAACTGATGCGATAACCATAATGGCCAGATTATGTTAAAAATATAAATAACAACTATATAAAAACCCTGGCTAATAAAAAGTCAGGGTTTTTTTGTTTATATGATAAATGGTGATACAGCATATTGGTGCATGTTGCTTCCCTGTCACGGAAGAGATTGTCGGTTCAAATCCGTCTATCACCGCCAAGGAACTTTGGTGTAGGTGGTCTGCACAACTGTTTGAAGCACAGTGGGTCTTTGTTCGATTCAAAGAGGTTCCACAAGGTTATTCATTTTTACATCAAACATTACATTTGAGTTCAAATGATTTTACAAATTCAACTTTGTATGGGTTAAACCCTAACCCTATATTCCTTATGTTACTTATGAATTTTTCACATTCAGGAATTACTTTTGATTTTAACATTATTCCAATTGCACCATTAACATCAGCATTTATTGTTTTGCCAATACTACTTAAAAATAAACCACGCTTTATTCTTTTGCCAAGATAAATTGCTTGTTTTTGTATCGGTTCAAATGCCAAATGGTCGCATTTACTGGTATAACTTTCTTCCTGCTCAACAAGTTTTATGCTGTTGAGTTCTAACTTATATTTTATTTTATCTATAAGTTTGGCATGAGGGATAGAAACAAAATTCTGGTTATTACGGCTACCAATATTTATTTTCTTCTTCCAATGTTCATTTTTACCGATAACAACTGTCCCAATATTATACTTTAAACAGTATTTAAGAATGAAATCGCCTACCTGGTGCATTGCATTTTCTATCTTGTTATTCCTGTCAAAAGTTAATTTATTTATTCTGTTTGACGTCCCTTTATTACCAACATAACTCATTAACTTGGCTCGCTTTTTATTAAAATACGCATTGATGGATTTTAATCCTCTACCGTTGATAATGAAAGGATTATTACCGACATTATCTATTGCTGTGATAAGATTGTTTAATCCCAAATCAATGCTTAATACATTTTCTTCTTTTATTTTTTCATGTTTTACCTCCTTTTTTTCATAGACAACTTCTATTACAAAACAAGTTGCTTGTGGAATTATTCTCACTTGTGATATATTATCTACTTTTGTTTTTAATGGTTGAATATTTGCTTGTTTTGGAAAATGTATAAGTCCCCCTTTTAAATTAACTTGCTGATTAGTGAAAATGCAAATAGAATATCCAGCCTTATCTTTGTATTTTGGTTGCTTAGGGTTTCCTTTAAATTTGCTTGGGCATTTTTTATATTCTTTTAATGCTTTGAAATATGACTTCCAGTTCTTAAAAAGTAATTTTATTATTTGCTGCGATGTTTGTGCCGGCAATGCCCTATAATCTTCCTGGTTAAATTCAGCAAGCAATTTAGATAATTCATATTCCTCAAATTTCTGTATATTACCAAAAAATGCTTGCCGTTTGTGATAATTACAAAAATTATACAATCTGGCTGATTTAAAACAAATATCCTCTATTGCTTTATCGTTTATCCTAATATGTCGCTCTACGAGTTGCATTATTTATATAAAACTTAAAGTTTTACACTTATAAATATCTTTCTAAAATAAAAAACTCAATAAAATGAATACATAAGAAATAAATAATATCAAAAATTACTATTTATATAAGATAATGTGCATCAGTAGCTCAATTGGTAGAGCGCCGGTCTTCCAAATCGGAGGTTGTGGGATCATAGCCCATCTGATGCTCCAGATTAAATAAAATATGGGGGTACATGTACCAAGGCTGGCGAAGAGCATTTGCAATGCTTTTGGGTGGATTGGATTTCCACTATCTCCACTAAATATATAAATGATTTCTTTTTCAATCATCAAACTATTTATATAAAAATATATTCTTATGGCAGATATCACAACAAGTGAAAAAGACAAATTATTTACAAGAATAAAACATCAACTTGGTGCCCCATTAAGACAAATTGAAATTGATAATTCTCAACTGGAAACATTTCTTGAAATATCAATTGAAGATTATTCATCTTATGTTAATAATTGGCTAATTGATCAGCAGTGGGATAGTTTAATAGGTTTAGATACAAATTCAACAGATTTATCCTTTGCATTTACTACACGTTCTTTAGATTTCACAAGGTCATTTAGTTTTGCATATTCAAAACAAGTTGGCCTTGGAACAAATAGTCCCTGGGAACTTAAAAAAGATTTTGTTGTTATTACTGCCGGAACACAAGTTTATACAATACCAAAAAACAGGGAAGTTAATGAAGTTTTATGGGTAACTCCCCCATTAATAGATAGAGGTTTAATAGATCCATTTTCAAGGTCTAATTGGTCAGCAGAACAATTTGGATGGAGTTATATTGGTCGTGCTGCGGAATATGTTCAACCTGTGTTTAATATTTTATTA